AGGGGGCGCTGGTTTAAAAAAACCGTGTATACCTATTAATTTTTTTTTTTATATACTATATAGGGCCCTTTATGCGGTAGTCATAACATAACATTATCCTGTGGTATACACCACCCCAAAAGCTAGGCGCGGGCAGGCCATCCATCCCATCCTCCCAGAGAGCATGTGCGTCGGCATGGGTGCGTGCGCCATGATGCGAAGGGCTTGCGATAAGGGTGGGAGACCTGGCATCCAGCGCCCAGCTCGGGCGGTCGGCAGCACGGCTTGCCGTGCATGGCGCGGGGATGCGCGGGCGTGCGCCCCTGCGGGTGCACGTATCACAGCTTGCATCGCCAATGCCGGCATCGCGGGGCGATGCTGACTGGGCGTGGGGTACGTGCCAGGTGAACATTGCCGCGCGGGATAGCATATAATAGGCGGTGGTGAGGATGTTGGGATAAAGCTGGCGAGGTGCCAGCTCGCCGACGAGCTTGCCACCGCGAGAACATGTCATGAGTGAGGTATACATACACAAGCGCCCAGCTCGACCGAAGCCCAGCAAGCGTGAACGGATGTTGCGAGAGATTGCTAAGACCATCCGGGCACAGATGGAACACGACATCGCGCGAGGGACGCTCGAGTCGGAGCAGTTCTATCGGGTGTATTACGGGAAACAGCTAGCGTTCATTCGTGGTGAGATCTACGATGAGCGGGTGGTGTATAACCACCGGCTGAAAATGAAAGCCATACGCGTATGACACACGAAGCTGAGTGGTTCATAGTCACGGCGACGGTTGGTGAGCATAAGCTCGCGGTGGCGTTTCACAGGCAGGATGTGCCACCGACCAATCTCGGGATGATTTACCAAGTGTACAAACGCGCCGAGCAGCTTGGACTGTATGGTGAGTCGTCCGTGGGATACATCGACGAGGCGCGGGTGCATAGCACCACAATCAAAACCATAAAGGAGTTTAGTCATGTCGGCAGTTAAAGTCTTCGACCCGGAGCAGCATCCGCTGCACCGCAAGCGCAAGATCATCCTCTACGCCCTGGCGTTGCTGGAGAGGTTGGGTCTGCCGGTGGCGGCTACACGGGAGCGGTATGACCAGCTCTACGACGACCTCTTTCGGTTGCCCACGGAGCAGGACGCACGCTTCCCGCTGACGCCAGCGTCCAGCATCGAGGACCACATCAACGGTCAGTCACGTGAGGAACTCTCATGCGCGCTGGTGTCTGGGAGGAAATACTCCCTCACCCCAGGGCAGCGTGCCATCCTCCGTGAGTGGTACGGCCTGACGCCGACACAACTGGTCGTTGTTGAACGCATGGAGATGTTCCCACACCACCCAAACCTCATTCGCATGGTGGTGCTACGTAGTGATGTACACATCACCGAAGATCAGCGCAAGCACGTGCTGATACACGCGACGATTGACTCCTGGGGGAAGTTCATGGACGCGTCGATCACCAAGGGGCATGAACTCAAAGAGATCGCCAAGGCCAAGTACGAAGCAGCCTACCGCGCCAAGTGCAAAGCGGAAGGGAAGGAATACCTCCCACCCGACGAACGTGCGGCGCTGCGTGCGGCCAGCGCGGGCAAGACCCGCAAGCCAGCGGGGCCGACGAAGACCCACGAGGAACTGATGGCTGAGTACGACTAACATGAATACCAACACAACAAACTCACAAGACGAGCAGATCAGGGCTGCGGTAAACAGCAGCCACATCGCAAACCTGGTCGAGATAATCAACGACCTAGACTCGCAGATCGACGACCTAAACTTGCGGATCACACGCTGGAAGGAAGCGTCCGGCTGCTCTGATCCTGAAGACCTAAAACTGCGCAAGCAGGTTAAACTAAACCAAGAACTCGTCGACCTACGTCGTCGGGTGGGTATATACGAAGACATCCTGAACCAACTTGCTAATTGGCCTGATGGTGATGACTTCAGCGGTATGGATGAACCAGGAGCTGCACAAGCAGCACGTTCCGCACTGAACGAAGCGCGGAACGAATCGACCAGCAACGATTAACTAACGACGCCGACACCTCGGGCGCTGATGGGCCGCGTGCTCGTCAGCGCCCTTTGCTGTTTACGTCAAACAGCGTGGCAATCCCGCCACCTAGCAACTAACTCCCATACAACATGTCACACATGAAGTTCTCAAGCGCCAGTCTGTTCCCCCTGTCCGACCCGGACAGCGAAGCCAAGACCCTCGACGAGGCCCGCCGGGCATTGGTCACCGCCCACTCAGTTCTCGCCTGCACCGACGAGAAGACTGCCAAGTCCATGATCGACAACCTGATCGAGGTCGACACCGGGTTCGCCATGCGTGTCATCATGACCCGTGCGCTGGCAACCGCCTGCCCGGAACAATTCACCGAGTCCATGGAACGTTCCTTATTCGACCTGGGCCTCTTACTCCTGCGCCGGGCACCGTACTCCACCGACGCCAAGGTCTCCGCGGTGACGGACGTCCTCCTGCGTGACCGACCTGACTACAACACCTCAAAGTTCATCCAGTAAATCACATGGCCATCTACTGTGTAACCTTCGGTCAACGCTTCCGCCACGACCTTCACCCATTCTTCGGCAAGTGCCCACGCCTGCCGGAATCCTACGTCGAAGTCATCGCGGACGACTACGTCACCGCGGTCGACATGACCCAAGACCTCCTGTCTTACAACTACTCCATGGTCTACTCTCTCGATGACTTCCACGACGACCTATTCCCCTGCGGTCCCATCGGCGCGATCACCCGCGAGAACAACGCCCTAACCTACACCCCCAACACCACTTGGGCCGAGAAGTATGCATCACCAACCGATCCCGACTCCCATGAAGAACTTTAAGAGAGTGACCATCCTCGCTGTGGGCGTGTACCTCCTCCTCGCGGCGTTGTATGCACGTTGGGGGCGGCATGACATCTCCACCGGCTTTGCGTTGCTTGCGTTGGTGTGCCTCGCGGTACACTGGGCGGTGGCCCGGAAGACGGATGCACCGGTCGATATGCATGATGATGGGAGGTATTACTGATGAGTGCGCCATTACCGGGTGAGCACTATTGTGCAGCTCACCAAGGGAATCATTCCCATTATGACTCGCACAACTGCAAGGTGTGCCAGCTCCTGACACGGATCATAGAGCTGAATGATCGTATCGCCCAGCTCGGGGTTGAGAATGACCTCCTACGCAAGAAACTCCTTACCCCACGTACCATGACCCCCGAAGCCAAACGCATCGCGATCGCTAAGGCGTGTGGGTGGACTGCAATACAGGAATCCGACTACAAGCCTTTCGGAGAGGCTCAACTTGTCGGGTACAGTCCTAAAGGTGGTGAGAATCTACAGAACGTTCCCGACTACCTCAACGACCTGAACGCCATGCACGAAGCGGAGAATTACGCTCTTACCAAACTAGGTCTGGACGTTATTCCACAATTACGTAAAGTTGCAGGCGAACGTAATGGTTATTGTGCCACCGCCGAGCAGCGTGCCGAAGCGCTCCTGCATACCTTGGGTGAACAGGAGGACGGGTCATGACACCTACACCACCCGACGACGGCGGCCCGGCGTTCCCGGTGCCAGTTCTGGCTGACAAAGACGGAACCTTTATCAGCACCCATCAATGGGCTGGGTACATGGAATCCGGAGGCGGTGGTATGACCCTGCGTGATTGGTTCGCCGGGCAGGCACTGGCGGGACTGTGTTCCCGTAACCTCGGCCACACCCACGTGGACAATTGCCATGGTACGGCAGCGCGGGCATACGTCATCGCCGACGCCATGCTGGAGGCACGCAACCGCCCTCACCGCCCGTGAAGCTTGCCGCGCCTAATAGCATCCCATGCGAAGGGGAGGCGCTCACCTCCCCAGCCCGGAATAACGGTGAAGTGGCCGGGCACATTACCACATCACCAGGCGACGCAGCGCGGCCTTTAACTCGCGCAGCAAACTCACACATCACATGAAAGAGACCAACATCAACTCGCTCGGGTTCGAACTCAAGGCTCAGGTGCCGGATTCCGTTGAGGAATACGACAACCTGGCCAAGAAGCAGGGCGCGTGCTTGGAGTCCGCCGTCAACAACGTTCTGTACCGGTCCGTCCTCGCGGACTTCCGGGCGCAGTTCTGTGAAGCGGTGGAGAACAACACCGGCATCAAGCGTGCCACCGAGCCGACGGGTCGTAAGTCGAAGAATGAAGACGGCACCGAAGAAGACATCCTCCGTTTCACCGAAACCGAGGCCGTCTACTTCAAGCGCGTCTGCGCTGAGCTGGTGAGCAACGGCACCCACACCTCCGTGGAAGCCGCTGCCGCGTCCTTCGCGTCCCTCGCGCAGGGTATCATCTCCAACATCGTCTTCGACCCGTCCGAGCGGGAGCGTCAGCCGTCGCAGCCGAAGTCGGTTGCGAAGAAGTACCTCAACATCGCCCAGGAATGGGTGGATGCTGGCCAGACCGAGCGCCGTGTCGAACAGATGCGCGCCAAGCTGGGCGACACGTGGAAGGTCGAAGGCACGGTCGAGTCGCTGGCGCGAGCCATCGCCGAAGACCAGCGCCGCAAGGCCGCCGCGGTCAAGTCGGAGTACGACGTCTGACCCAACCCCGCAAGCTGAACCCCTTTCGGTCCAGCTTCAGCGGTCTCATCGGGGCCTTCTGACATCAGGAGGCCCCTCTTGAGACCACTAACGGTCTCGTTTCAACAACAACTAAGTCCATACACACATGAAGCCCTGCGAAGTTAAGTTCCCCCTGCCGACCCTGACCGACGCCGAGATGACCAAGGTCGTCGACGACGTGGTAGCCAGTAAGGTCATCCTCGACTCATTCATCCCCGACTACATCTTCCCGATGGTTGGTCGCAGCGCCTTCGGCGTTGACCACTTCCCGCAAGAAGCCCAGGAGTTCCTCGAAGACTCGCCGCCGACCAACAGCGATACCTTCCCGTTAGGTGCCGCGATGATCTACGTCGACTCCGTCGAGGAGTTCCTCACTGGTATGATCCCCGTTGCCAGCCCGGACAGCAACTGCGTCTTCCTGAACGGCCCTGACAACGTCCGTTTCCGTGATGCCCTCAAGGCCCGGCGTGACGCGGCTGTCGGCGCTGACGCCACCGACGAGGCCAAGCAGGAGTACTACAACACTCTCACCGGCCAACTGAGAAAGAACATCGAAGCCCGTAGAGCTGCCCTCACCGCGGCCACCGCCTAGTACCACCTCATCGAGGCCATGTCTCGTGGCCTCCATTGAGCTGGTTCGGGTTGCGTTTAGCCATGACACCCTTACCTCTCCGCCGGTGGTTTCAGTGACATGTTCCCACCGGCGTCATTCTTTCTCAACACTTGGGTGGGTTCGAATCCCACTTCTCGCTGACATACCGAGCGACAACCCGGTGGGTGGTGCCCACGGTGCGGGGAGCGCATCCCGCAGTATGTCACCCACTTTGGAGGAAGACCGGCCTAGCGCCCCGGACAACAGCGTGAGTTGTTGGTGTAAGCTGGTATCACGAAACCAAGCACGCCTCCACAGCTTTGCGGCACCTACGCCCGCAAACTCACAGCATGGGACACTCTGGATCGTCTGACCTTGGTTGGAAGCCTGTGCTGTGAGCCCACTTTCCCACCACCCGCATGGTAAAACTGCCCGAACGGAAACGGCATACATTCGGCATGTGTGTATGTATGGACGCGCAGAGCCTCGGGTGGTGGGACCACTTTCCCATGAAACAACGATTTGTCGGATTCCGTTACAGTACAAAACACGAGAACCCAGTCTACATCGACGTGGACAACATCATCGCGGTTGTATACCACGATGACGACCACAGTCTTGTCTACGTCCACAGCGTTCCAAATGCGTTCCTCATCCTCGGCACCCCCGATGACATCCTCGCCGCCATCGCAGCCGCGACCAAGGTCTGACCATGATCCTGACCGTCCTCCTCTGGTTCTACCTGGTCGTCAACGTCCTCGGCGCCGTCATTGCCCCCATCGCCACCGAACGCAAATACCGTGACCTCCTCGTCTTCTTCCACGTCCTCGGCGCTCTCATCGCAGCTGGTGCTCTCTACCTCCTCCATTCCTGACGCGCCCTTCGACCCCAGACGCGAGTTCGAAATCCTCGAACGCTGGACTCTCGAGCCACGGCCCATGGCGCTCGTTCACCTCTACATCGAAGCCAAACGCCGAGGCTGGACCGTCACCAAGCGTGACTCAATGCAATTCCACGAAACCCTCTGGCGCTTCATCCCACCACTTCCCCCACACCCATCGTCGAACCACCAACAGCCTGTAGGCTACACCGCTGGGACCGAAGGTTCCCTCAGGTCGACCGTGGGTGTGGGACCACTCTCCTCCATATGAACCATCCAAACCCAAGCGGGACTCCGCTACCTATCATCCACGACGACATCGGACCGTTCCTCAACATTCCCACCCCACCGGAATGGCCAATGTGTCCCCTGGTCCACAAGACCTTGATGCAGTTCTCCCAATACGAACGCGCCCTCGAGAACGCCCGTTCTCAACTGCGCCTCTGGATGTGCGACCCCATCATCTACTCCCACACCACCCGCTACGTCAACTACGCCACCTACTTCGTCTTCTCCGTCGGCGGTATTCCACCCCTCGTCGGCCTGACCTGGCCCCGAGACCTCGTCGAACTCGTCCTCGCTTTCACCATCCGTCACCGCGGCGAAACAACCATCCCCGACCTCCGTGCTGAGTGCAACATGTTCCCACACCTCAAGCCCGGCAGCGACTACTTCATCCACATCGGAGCCATCGACTTCCGCATCGAGTGCCAAGGCAAGGATGACCACTACTCCACCTTCTTCGAGCGGTGTGTATCGCTAGCTGATACATACTGGCCAGCCCATGACTGAATACGTCCACCCGCGTCTTCGTCTCTCGCAGGTTGAACGTTACGCTGGCTTTATACAGCAGGCACTGGACAACTGGCCACGGGAGACATACTTCGAGATTCCAGCGGGTATCTCACCAGTTACATTCGCGGCTCGTCTTCGGGATGCTGTCGCGTCATACCGGCGCTATCGCTGGCCTGGACTTAACATCGACGATGCTAAGTTCAACGCCATCGACGGCGCTTTTGTCGTTCGGGACCCGGACCCTACCGGCAAGGTCTATTGGGCGCACAAACTCCCACAAGGACGCACCGTTGCGGGTGCTGTGGGCTGCGAAGCTGTTGTGCGTCCTACCGCCAAGATGCCCAAGTCCCAACGGATCGCGGGGTCCTACGTCCACACCGAATCCCAATCCGCCCAGCTCGGGTCCAGTTCGTTGGTTATCGCTGACACCTCCCCATACACCACGGACGACTGGCTCACCATCGCCAAGCTGGTTGCCTTTGGCGTCCTCCGTATACCCATCGAGGTAATCGGCGAGCTGCCACAAGATTTGCAGGCGTTGCTCATGGACACCTACCCCGAGGTCGGTGTCGCGTTCAACTCCGCAACCCAACGAACCGTCATCCTCTAACTACCCGTCCCATGGGAGCATCCATACTCGAACCACTATTCCCTTATCGTCATCTTGACCAAGACCACCTCATCAGGGTTTCGGTCCGCGTGTGCCCGCGTGACAAACAGCGCGTGGCCTCTATCATCCCCGACCTGGGTATCCACACTCTCATCGTTCAAACCGTCTATTCCCAAATCTCCAAGTTCATCATCTCGAACAACCTGACCTACAATGACGCAGACCAACAACGACTCCTCGACTTCATCCGTGCCGCCGAGTTCTTCGACCAAGGTGCCGTTCGCGGACCAGCCCCTGTCGGCGCTTCTGGGACTATCCCTGGCGGACATGTCACCGGAGGAGCTACGCCAATATACGACGCACCTCCGAGCCATGCGAACAAACGCACCGACGCTGGAAAAAGCAATCGCAAAGGACGCGCCGAAAAAGGCGAAGGCATCCAAGTCCAAGGCGTCGAAAGACTCCGGCAAGTCAAAGGAGGCGCTTGTAAATGAATACGGCGACTGAACAAATCCGAGACTACGCCCCCGGCGAGCGTCTGCCCACCGGCGTCATCCCGATCCCACTCGTCGGTGGGGCGTTTATGATTGACAACTCGTCCACCGAGAAGATCATGACGTGCCACCGTGCGGCTGAGTATTACATCTCCCGCAAGCGTGAACTCAACAAACCACGCTCCGCGCTGGAGTTCGGTAAGATCATCCACCGCGCGCTGGAAACCCGCTACCGCGAAGCTGGCACCCACTTCGACGCCGATGCCCTGTACAAGTCCCTCGCAACCCTCCGCGCCGGCTTCGACTCGTGGTCCCCGGATGACCCGGAGGAGTTCCGCAACTACGACACCGGCATCAAGGTCCTGTCCAAGTACCACGACGACTTCCAGTTCGAGGACTTTGAGGTGTATCGCTTCCCGGACGGCCAGCCCGCTGTCGAATTTCCGTTCGCAATCCCATTCGGCACCGTGACCCTGTCCCACCCCGGCGCCTGGGTCCGTGACGAAAGCGGGCGGGTCTACTTCGACCCGAACCTCCAAGAAATCCCCGTCGTCATCAAAGGCAAGATCGACCTGATCTACCGGCGTGAGGGTGGTCTCTACGGCCTTGACCACAAGACCACCTCCATGATGGGACCACAATACTTCACCGAGTTCGAGCTGTCTTCCCAAGTCCACACCTACTCGTGGGCTATCGAGCGGCTGACCGGCCAGCTCCCTTCGGGCTACACCATCAACGGACTCGGCATCCGCAAACCAACCAAGACGGGCAAATCCCTGGAGTTCATCCGGCACACCATCCCGGTCTTCCCGGGGCTCGTACGCGAATGGGAGCAAGACACCCTGCACATCCTCGGCCAGTTCTTGGAACAGTGTGTCACCGGCTACACTCCCAAGATGACGAAATGGTGTGTTGCCAAGTACGGTATCTGCGAGTACAAAGGTGTCTGCGGTCTGCCCGACCCGGACCACCGGCTGCTGGCACTGTACTCCAACGAATACCGCGACGTCACCTGGGACCCGTTGAAGGAGTAATCCCATGAACCCACGTCCACCAGATTACGTCCTCAGGGTTAAAACCAAGGACGCCAATAACCGTGACAACACCCGGGCCGGGGCGGCTTGGAGGAACCCAGACCAGAGTATCACGATTCGGTTGAATCCCGCAATTAGCCTGAACTACACCGATAACTATCTTATTACACTATTCCCCAACAACGACCCAAAACCTGAATGAAATCCGCCGCCATCAAAAAAGAAGTCTTGCGTCGGTATAACGACCAGCGCCGGGCAATCAACCAAACACCCGCGTACGAGCTGTCACGCCAAGTACAGATCGTCATCGAGGTCCTCTGCGAGGAGTTCACGCGCGATCTCAAAAGGGCCGAACAGTCTCACCTCATCCACTACCACGATTAAATGAAATCCACCTCCTTCAAACCTGACGCATCCTGCGCCATCCTCCTCGTCGGCGAGCCAAAAACCGGCAAGACCAACCTCGCCTTCGCCTTCCCAAACCTCGGCATCATCGACTGCGACCTCAACCTCGCAGCCGCCGTCCGCCGTTGCCCCAGCAAAGTCTTCGACTACGAGCAGCCTGCCGTCCTTCCAGACGGCAAGGAACGCCCAGAGGTCGACCGCTGGAACTTCGTCGTCGAGAAGACCAAAGCCTATATCGCCGACCCGTCCATCCAGACGATCTTCGTTGACGGCCTGGGCGTCCTGTACGAAATGTGCATGGCCCATATCGTGCACCAAACCCGTCTCGCCGGCACCAACAAGACCGGCAAGATGGAAATCCAGAACTACGGCGACCTCGCACGCCTCATCCGTGGCTACGTCATGATGCTCCGTGCGTCCGGCAAGATCGTCCTGGTCTCCTCGCACCAAGCCGCCGAAAAGGACGAGGTCACCGGCGCCTTCCGTTACTACCTCAACGTTCCGGGTCAGACGAAAGAAAACCTCGGCGGACTCTTCACCGACGTATGGGCAACTGTCGCCACGCCAGGCATCGGCGGCAAGACCAAGTTCGCCATCCGTACCAAACCAACCGGCTACCACGTCTCCCTCGGGACGTCCTTCGCCCTCGACGCCGAGATCGACGTCACCGACAAGACACCAGACCAAATCTGGTCCCTCCTCTCCCCCAAGCTTGGTATCACCGCCAAGACCGTAACCCCGACCGCCGCCTGATATGATCCCACGTCCTATTACCATCCGCCCAGTCCTGAACGGCTATGTCGTCCAGGTCGGCTGTCAAGAAGTCGTCTTCGACAGCACTGACGCACTAATCAGCGGTCTGCGTCATTACCTCTCCGACCCCGAAGCGATCGAAAAGGACTACCGAGAGAACGCCTTGCACAAGGACCTCATCAACCGGCCCGCCGCACCCTGCCCAGACCACCCAGTCGGCGTAGCTGGCATCGACGCCAGATACCGCTAACGACCGCCGCCCGCCCGTAACGCACTTCCCGGGATAACTCCCGGGCCAACAAAAACCAATAGACCCAGTAGATAAACCACCACCACCATGTCCAACGACATCAACGACCTGCAGAACCTTGACCTCTCCACCGTTCCGACTGCACTGCCCGTCCTCGTCGACGGCCAGTACGAAGCGACGGTTGCTGACGCCAAGGTCGAGCCTAACTCGAAAGGTGACGGCAACAACTTCAACGTGAAGTTGACCCTGAACCTCCCGGCCAAGGGTGTCATCCAGACCCCGAATGGTCTCCAAGAGACACAACTCAACGCGGGCTTCCCCGTGTTTGACACCATCTCCATGAAGGAGACCCGCAAGGACGACGGCTCCCTGAAGTACGACCCGCGCATCAACCTGGCCAAGTTCCAGGAAGGCGTTCTCGGTACCAAGGGTGCCTTCTTCCCGCTGGAACAGTACATCGGTCGCCGCGTCTTGATCAAGACCAAGATCGAGAAGAACGCCGAGTACGGCGACCGCGCCCGCGTGGTCAAGTACACCTACGTCTCCTAACCGAGACGTACTTCAGCAGGTCGCATAGCACTGGCCGGTGTTGGGGACTAACCTCCTCGGCACCGGCCTTTTTAGTGTATGGATCCCACACCCGAACCCAACTTCCCTCTCCCACGTCGGATGCGCCTGTCCGAGGCGCCAGACGCCCTGCTCAGACAGGTCATCGAGAAGTCCGGCCGGAACGTCTTCGTCGTCATGAACAAAGCCGGCACCACCGTCCTCAAAGACCCAGGCATGGACATGCCTTACCACGTCCGCAATAAAAAGATCGCCGAGAAAGTCGCCCGTGAATCCGGCGGCGTCGCCGTCGACCTGGAAACCGCCATCAAACAACTGGAAGCCCACTACAAGTCCCGCGCCAACGACTAACCTCCGCCCAGCTTCACATGTCCTCCTATCCATTCCGCTACCCAGAACAAGCAGTCCTCGTCAACGTCTCCGAGATCGACGTATCCGGTCGGGTCCGTCAAATCTACCATGACATCGACGGCCTGGCCGAGTCCATCAAAACCAACGGCCTGATCCACCCACCCGTCATCAACTCCCACTTCAAGCTCATTGCCGGTGGTCGTCGCATGAAGGCCATGACCGAGGTCCTCAGCCTGACCCAAGTCCCCGTCATGTTCTTGGAGACCCTCGACGACGCCGACCTGGCACTCCTCGAAGCCGAAGAAAACGCCCGTCGCGAGGCCACCACCTGGCAGGAGGACGTCATGTCCATCGTCCAAGTCCACCGTCGCAAGACCGTCGCCAAGGCACTCAACGCCGAGCGCTGGACCCAGGAAATGACCGGTCGCCTCCTCAACCGCGGTCAAGCCTCTATCTCCACGGCACTAACCCTCGCCTCCTACATCGAGAAGCACGACAAGCAAATCATGGAGGCCCCGGACGCCAAGGCCGCCCTCCGCATCCTCGTCGAGCGCCGAGAGAACGAAGCCAACGCCGCTCTCGCCCGAGCCACCGTCCCATCCATGGCCGGGCTCATCAAACCCACCACCGACACCAAAGGCGGCAAGGACATCCTCGCCGAACTTCTCGCCCAGTCCTCATCATCCACCGATGACGACCTCTTCGAGAAGCCGGCCACGCCGTCGACCAGCAACAACTTCAAGCCGGCGGTCACCGGCATCGGCCTGCAAGCCGCGCGTCCGGTCGAACTTCCGGGTCAGGTCGTCGCGTCAACGCCGGAGATTACCATCCCACTCAGCGCGATGCTGCGTCAGGGCGACATGATGAACCTGGACACCTTCTTCGGCCCTAAATACTTCGACCATATCATCACCGACATCCCCTACGGGATCGACATGGGTAACCTCCAGCAGGCCAACACCGGCATGGACGTATCCAGCACCGCCGCGGAGCATGACGTAGACGCCAACATCGACCTCATGCAGCGTATGTTCCCGGTGTGGTATGCTGCCCTCAAGGACAACGGCTATGCGATCCTGTGGTGTGATGTCCAGCATTGGAATCTCCTCAGTGACTCCGCGACCGCCGCTGGTTTCAAGGTCCAACGCTGGCCGTTGATTTGGTACAAAACACACCAGTGTCTCAACCAAGCTGCCCAGTACAACTTCACCAAGAACTATGAAATCGCCATGGTCCTCCGGAAAGGTAACGCGACGCTTGTCCAACCGCAATCCTCGTCCGTGTGGTCCGGCTCCGGTCTCAACGAGAAAGACCAATTCGGCCACCCGTTCGCCAAGCCGGTCAAGCTCTGGCAGTGGATCTACGACGCTGTTGCTACGCGGGGTCAACGTGTTCTCGATCCCTTTATGGGGTCCGGGAGTGCTCTGGTGGCCGGCATCCAACGCGGTCTTCAGTGTCATGGCGTCGAACTTAACGAATCGCACTACCATCGTGCGGTTGTGAATGTCACCAACGCGTACCAAACCCTAACCCCGAATGTTAAGTTCGTATGAAACTCCTACGCTTGCACCGAGTGTTGAGGTTTCAGACCCACGTCACCGCCCACGTCGACCTGCGCGTCCGGTCCTTCTTGTTCTGGAAGCAAGACTGGCTTGACATAATTGCCATCAAGGCGACTGGTAAGGCTTGGTATCTTCCAGGTATCCATCTCACCGCCCGACTCCAACGCCAGCTCGACGCGGCCTTGAGTGACGTCATCGAGGAAGGTACCTTGACCGACCTGACGTACGATTTCCCCTCCCGTGTATCACATAAACCTGCCAGAGTTCCTACCAATGACTCAGACACCACGCCCGTTTCGGGTTCATGACGGCCTGACCGAATACATCATCATCGCCATCCCAGACGACGGCGACGACCTCACCCCGTCCTGGTCCATCGCTGACATCTTCCTCTTCCACCCAAAGCGGGTGCTCGGGGAACGTGTCTACCTCCACAACGTCCCGGACCACATCCGACGTGAAATCGAATCCATCATGTCGAACCCGCTGCTATGACCGGTAAACGAGTCCCCAACAAGTTTCCCAAGCATACCAACCCACGTTACCGCATTGCGGTCGTGGGTGAGGCGCCGGGTAAAGACGAGGAAATCGTCGGCGAACCTTTCGTTGGTTACTCCGGCCGTCTACTCCGCGGCACGCTGGGCCAGCTCAACGTGTCCCTGGACGAGTGTCTCGTCGCGAACGTGTGTCAATTCCGCCCTGACGGTAACGACATCAGCGACTTCGACTGGGACAGCCCGGAGTTCGAGGACGGGCGACAACTTCTCCAGTCCGACCTCCAAACCTTCCAGCCCAATGTCATTCTCTCCTTGGGTCGCACCCCGTTCAGGTTCTTCCGGCCTGACCTGTGCTACCCTCTCAAGAAGGGCTACGCCATACCTATCCAGGACTGGCGTGGCTCCATCTTGCACTGCCACAACAACTACAAGGTAGTCCCCACCTTCCACCCGGCATACATCCTACGCCAGCCGCGGGACATTTTGTACTTCCGGCAGGACATCCAGCGGTGCGTCCAGCAGGCCCACACGCCGGAGGTCCCCGTCATAACCCGAGACCTGGTCACTCGCCCCACCCTCACCCAGGTCATCGAGTTCATCGGGGACCTCCGGCTTAACCACACCCCAGCCTCCATCGACTTGGAAGGTTACCCCGACGACACCGGCATCACCATGTTCGGTATCGCACCCTCCCCCACCCGCTGTCTCGTCATCCCGTTCTGGATCAACGGGCGCCATTACTGGTCCGAAGACGAAGAGCCGATTGTCTGGAAGGTCCTCGCGGACTACATGGCCGACCCGAACTGCCCGAAGACCGCCCATTCCAACGCGTACGAAGTCTTCGTATCAGCCTGGCGTCATCGTATGCTCATCTGTAACCTCGACGACGACACCCGGTACATGTTCAAGGAACTCCACCCCGAGGCTGAATCCAACCTCGGTGTCGTCTCCTCCTTCTGCACCCTCGAACCCTACTACAAGGACGAGCGTACCTCCGGCAACACTGAGGTCAAACTCGTCTACAACGCTAAAGACTGCTGCGTAACCCAGGAGTCCAAAGCTGTTCTCCTTGACAGACTCCGCCAGCATCCCGCCTCGTATGACCACTATCGCTTCAACATCCGTATCAACCCAGCCATCAACTACCTCAACCTCCGTGGCTGCAAGTTCGACACCGACCGCGCGCAACAGCACATTCTTACCGAGACCGCAGCCCTTGCGGAGTTACAAAGTCAGATCGACGCGGCTCTCGTTGAACCCGCCCTCGCCGCCGGTGTCCTCACCCGCAAGCGTAAATCCGACCCGTGGTCCTTCAACGTCAAGTCGGCGGACCAGAAAAAATGGCTCCTCTACTCCCACTTCGGATTCAAGCCAGGTCGGCGCGGCGAAACGTCGGAAGAAGGTGAACTCCTTCGGCACTACGTCAAGTCCCGCCAGCCCATCCTCAAGACGGTCATCCAAGCGGTCCGCAAACGCACCCGCATATCGGATATTCAAAAACTGGTCCTTGACCCCGACGGACGAATCCGAACTTCATTGGACCTTGTCGGCACGGACACGTTCCGACTTGCTTCAAGGTCTGCGATGTCTATGCTCCCAGATTACAAGGCAGACGGTTCCCTCCGTGAATGGGTTAACACCGGCACGAATCTTCAAAATGTCACCAAAGAGCTGCGAGACTGCTTTATACCAGATTCTCCAGAATACGACTTCTGGCAGTTTGACCTTGCAGGAGCCGACGCTTGGACGGTTGCAGCTGACTTGGCAGCGTTGGGCTACCCGGCCATGCTTGAGGATTTACTTGCAGGTATCAAGCCTGCCAAAGTCCTCATGCTCCTGCTCGGTGAATACGAAGCAGGCCGGAATCCTGCACTTCTCAACGCCCTCCCTCGCGCGGACCTCAAGCGCCTTACTAAAGAGCTTGTCATCCCCGAAGGGCGCGACGCCCAAGGACGACCTGGCGACTGGAAGTATCTAGTCTGCAAGAAGGCCCAGCATGGCACCAACTACGACGGCTCTTCTGCAACAGTGGCTGAACTCGTGTTCGAAGACTCTGACGGACTGGTTGACCTCACTGCAAGTGAGGCCTCAATCTACCAGCAGCTCTATAAGCTCCGTTATAAACCTGAGAAACGGATCGACTGGATCCGTAGTGAGCTTCGAGATAAGGGCTACCTGGTTACCGCCGCTGGAGTCCGACGCAAGTTCAACGGCATCCGGAACCCTCGAGACCCAGAAGACTCCGTCGTCCGAGAAGCCGCCGCGTTCGAGCCCCAGTGTAACACCACCTACGCAACTAACCGAGCATTGGAGCGGTTGTGGTACGATCCGGCTAACCGCCAATCTACCGGATGGCTCCACGTTGAACCTCTACTACAAATCCACGACGCCCTTGCCGGACAGTATCACTCCGCCGCCCGTGCTTGGGCACATGAAAAGCTTCGTTCTTACTTCAACAACCCGATGATGATTCACGGGATTCCGGTCACCATCCCCGCCGACGGCGGCTGGGGTGAGAACTGGAAGAATACCAAACACGAACTACTGTAACATGCACACCATCCTAAACAACACCCGCGAGTTCATGGACAAGTTCGGACAGACCGTCCGCAACCGTCCTACCGATACACTCCCGACCTCCGAAGTCCTTCTGCGTGTCTGTCTGATCGCTGAGGAACTCCGCGAGCTGGCGGTAGCGGCTGGGTTAAAGTTCGACTTCCGCGTCTCATCCACCGCCGGGATTACCAGCCAGGTCAACCTCCCTGACGTCCTCGACGGCCTAACCGACCTCACCTACGTCGTCGCCGGCGCTTATCACACCTTCGGCCTGGCCCACCTTGGTCCAGTCGCCTTCACCGAGACCCACCTCTCAAACATGTCCAAGGTCTGGCCCGACGGCACCGTCCGCCGGCGCCCCGACGGCAAGATACTCAAGCCCGACACCTTCACCCCAGTCAACTACGCTGCCCTCATCGACTCCGACCTCCCGCGCAACCCGTTCAACCCTGACGCCAAGTGATCTACCTAGCTTCACCTTACACCCACCCGGACATTCATATTCGCATATACCGCTACCAGCGGATGCTGCAAATTGTCGCCGACGAAACCAAGCGCGGCGAGCTGGTCTACTCCCCGATCGTCCACTACCACCAGGTCGCCCTCAACCATGACCTACCCACCGACTTCGAGTTCTGGCGTGACCTGAACTTCCAGATGATCGCCTTGTGCACCCGTCTCAAAGTCGTCCGCCTACCGGGCTGGAAAGAATCCAAGGGCGTCCGCGAGGAAGAAGCCTACGCCATCTCGATCTACAAACCCGTCTCCCATATCCACGTCTGATGTCTTTCCTGAAATACTACCGTGAATATACAAGTGGTACTGAGGCACACCCCACCTACCACACCTTTAGCGCGCTCGTTGCCTTGTCATCTATTGTTTCACGTCGAGTGTGGACTGACATGGGGCACTTCCAAGTATATCCGAATCTATACGTCGTTTTGGTTGGACCGCCAGGTAACCGCAAGACTTCAGCTATGTCTCCTGCGAAGAACCTACTCAAGGAACTTCGCCAGTTCGCACCATGGCTGGCCTACTCCGCCGATTGTCTAACCAAAGAAAAGCTCGTCCTCGACATGAAGGACCGCGAGACCGCCATCGCGGACCTCCCGGAGGAGTTCGCCAACCGGAAAATCTACTCCCCGTTCGTCGTCATGGTCACCGAACTCTCCGAGTTCCTCCAAGCTGGCGGTGTGGGTATGATTAACTTCCTCACCACCATCTATGACCAAGACTTCTACGAAATCCGCACCAAGAACAAAGGCGACACGATCGTCAACGGCCCGTATCTTACTCTGCTCGCCTGTACCACCCCAGACTGGATCACGACATACCTTCGTTCTGACGTTATATCTGGAGGATTCTCACGTCGGGCTATATTCGTTCTTGAAACAGGTAAATCCGGACGAATTCCGTTTCCCACCATTACACCTGCAATGGCGGAAGCGTGGCAACACCTTGTCGCTTACGCTAAGACCCTCCTCAACGTCCGTGGCCCGTTCACCTGGGACCCGGAAGCGAAAGCGTGGTTCGAGCACTGGTACATAACCCTCCAGATGCCGAATGACCCGATGATCGTCGGTTACTACGAGACCAAGCACATGCAACTCATCAAGGTCGCGATGCTGGTCTCCCTGTCCGAGTCCACCGACATGGTCCTCCGCAAGGAACACTTCCTGTTCGGCCTCGAGCTTCTGGGTCTCGCCGAATCCAACCTCTCCCGGGTCTTCGCCGGCATCGGCCGTAACGAACTCAACGCCGTGGCCAACAAGGCCGTCGAACTCCTGAACATGGCACCCGAAGTCCGTGACGCCAACGGCGCCATCTACCGTGGCCTCCCCGAACGGCGCTTCCTAGCCATGATGTTCAACCAAGCAAACCAAATGGACATGAACCAAGTCATCCAACACCTCATCGACTCCGGCAAGGCGGTGCGCCTGACGCAATCCGTCGGCTCCCGAACCATCACCTACATCTGCCTCGCGCCGGTGGACCTCACATGAAGACCGACCGACAAACCTACCGAGACTCAACCCGCGCCGCTGCACTCGCCGCTGGCTGTGACCTGTGCCAGCTCAAATACGACGGCTGGTGGTCCCGCATCGAAATTATGAACGGCTGGGTACGGTTCTACTCCCGTACCAACCGCAAGTTCAAGGAGTTCTGTTTCGCCGACGACTCCCTCCAGACCATCCTCATCGGCGAGCACATGCAAGGTACCGAATGGGCATGTGACCCCACCCGCGAGGGCAAGACCTACCTCTTCGACATCTGGCGGTACGACGGCGCGGCGCTGTACGACCAGCCCTACTCCCTCCGCTACCGCTTCCTGAAACTCGTCATGGCGCGTCTCCCTGACACCTTCGCGCTGGTCCAAAACTTCCCCATGTCCGAAGCCGACGCGCTCTGGACCGGGCAGGTCGAAACCGGCGCCTTCGAGGGCCTCGTCTACCGCCGCAAGGACTCCCACGTCGACGCCCCGCTCTTCCGCGAGAAGAACACTTACACAACCGAACTTCAGGTCATCGGTTTCGTCGAAGGCATGGGCCAACACACCGGTCGCCTCGGCGCCATCATCGGTCGCACCCGCGAAGGTGTCGAGGTCCGTGTCGGCGGTGGCTTCACCGCCCAAGACCGCGAGGAAATCTGGTTCCTCAAAGACCGCCTCATGGGCAAGTGGTTCGAAGTCGAATCCCGTGGCAAGTTCGAATCCGGCTCCCTCCGCCACCCGAACTTCGTCCGCTGGCGCCGAGACCTAGACACATGAAAACCATCATCGCCGGGTCCCGCACCATCCACGACTACGACCTCGTCTCCCGAGTCATAGCCGACTCCGACTTCACCATTACCGAGGTCTTCTGCGGCCAAGCTGGCGGCGTAGACCTCCTGGGTTGCCGCTGGGCACGCGAACACAACATCCCTGTCAAGTTCTTCCCCGCCGACTGGAAGCAATACGGCAAAGTCGCCGGCTTCCTGCGTAACCACGAAATGGCAGCTTTCGCACACCAGCTCATCCTCGTCTGGGACGGTTCCTCCCCCGGCTCCGCCCACATGTTAAAAATGGCACGCCAATGCGGGCTGCGAGTCTATGCCCACAGCCCGCACCGCGTCGACCACTACGACCTATCAGACGAACTCCGCACCCTTCTGCTCAAGTCAGCATCGCCGGCCGATACACACCATGCCTAAAGCCCCATCATCGAGACCATACGAAGTGCTAGGGACCGTGACATCCCGGATGCGACGAGCTGGTCCACCACCGCTGCTTGAGCGAGTTCAGCTCCTGGGTCGGCCGGTAGCAAACCAACTTGTGCTTCTAGCCCGAGACGCTGGGTACGACGATCGACTTCTGACTGACGTGGAAGTACGCTGGGCGCAAACGTACTTCCGATACGCTGACGCGCTTCGGCGTTGCCAACGGGCCCTCGGGCTAGAAGGTCGTATTCGTTGGTCATATTCACCGCTCGCTCAGATATTGCGTGAACGAGCTGCTGCATCTGAGCTTGCGGGTTGTTCGTCGGATTCTTGCGAATCTCGTCCTGAATCCAAGCGTAGAGGTTCTCGGTCTGGCCGTTGAGCATCTCACGTGCAAGCCCGTCCATTTGCTGGTCCCGGCGTCGGTTGTAGTTCTCGTCAGACTGCTTGATTAACCGCTGGGCGGAACGCTTGCGAACCAGGTCCGATGGACGGAAGCCGATAGCATACGCCGCGGCTTCCATGTTACTGGGTTGGTACAACAGATTGTTGGACAGGTCCCGGAAACCGTAGTCCCCGTAGGTCAGCTTAGACCTCGCCAGCTCGACCACATTCTTGAACGCCTGCGGCACCAATGCCGAGGCTGCCTTGCCGGGCTGACCCGTGGAGGCGTAGTTCAGGGCGTTAATGAAGTTCTCGACGATGCTGGGCGTCGGCCCGAGCATGTCTTTGAACGAGAACCCGCTGTAAGCCGACGTCCCGAGGAAGTTGTTTACTCCCATACGGGATGACAGGTCCACCCCAAGGAGCTGACTGGCCGCGCCGGACATGGCCATCTCCGTCAGCATCTTCTGGAACTCGGACGCGTCTTCATCATCGGCCCCGACCAACGACGCCAAAGCCTCACGCAGTGCCGCTTGCGCGTTCACCCCGAAGACCTTCTCTACCACCGCCAGCGCGGCACCGGCAAAAGGCAACCCCATGGCACCTGCGAAGACGACCTGGGTTGCTGTCATTACCCCCAGCGCCTTACGGGCCTGCATCTTCTGGCCAGGACTCAGCTTCTTGTCCGACGCGATAGACTGGCTCGCCAATTCCGCATACAACCCAACCAGTCCCATGCCATACTGCTGCAACGTGTGCACCAGCCCCAGCGTGGACCTGGTATTCTCGTTAGACCAAGCCGCCAAATACCCAGGCTGGTTGGCCTTGCCGCCGCCGAACATACTCAGATCCTTCGTGTGGCGTGCGTGGTTGTACGCATCCAACCCAGTCTTCCCCAGTGCCTGCGCTTGGTTCAACCCGGTGAGGAACGCCAGCTTCTGGTTCATATTAGACATATGCCCATAGAACCACATCATCTTCTGAGCGACCAAGTACGCCCCGTCCCGGAACATACCCGTGAGCGTCTTGTCCGCACGGTCACCGCGGCCGAACTTACTCGCCAGCAACAGCTCCTGATCGCGGCCGTAGTTGTAATCGTGAATCGCCCCGAAGTCGAGGATACCATCGCGTACCGCCCGGCGATACCAGACCGCCTTGGTTTCCTCAGGCGTCAGCTTCGTGTTCCCCAGACGGAACTTAGCCTCCGCTGACGCGGCGAGCCTGTCGATCTGGGCCTGGTTACTCGGGCGCATGACCCACACCAGGTCCTTGACCGACTGCCCAACCAGCTTGTACGCATCAGCGATGGATTGAGTCCCGCGGGAGAGGATGACGGGTACCAGCGTCTGCGCGGCCTGGGTACCTTCCACGATCATCGAGGAGAAGTTCAGGCCGAGGTAGTACGCACTCGTCATCGCCTTGAGCGTCTGGAACTCCTGACTCGCCGGCGTCATCAGCGCATCCAACTGCTCCTTGACGAGCAACTGGAAGTCCTCCTGATTCTTCGCCCGCGGGTCCGACAGGATCATGTCGACCTCCTGACGCACCGCACGCTTGGCGGTAGCACCCGCCATCGAGGCGACATACTGCCGCATCGAGTCGAAGTAGTCGTGGCCCAGCGCGGCGGGGACTTCCTTACGTGTCGCCATGAACTTGCTGACACCACGCAGGGTCAACTGCTTGCCAACCTCAGCGCCGGGCTGGTAGGTCGCACGTAGGGAGTCGATGACATCCTGACTCAACCCCGAAGGGTTGGTGTTCAGATACCGCTCGAAGGCACGTTCCTCGATTTCGGTGTACCGCTCGAGAATCTGCTCCGGTGCGTCGAAGTTGGCGAGCTGGTTGATGTCATACTTGTCCAGCACCTGCATCACCTGGAACCCCTTGGCCTCGATCTGCTTGGACCGGGCGCTGGCGTGCTCGCGTGAATCCGCACCGTCCCAAGTGATCTCACCAGACTGCGTGTTCTTGGCTTTGATCAGATACCGCCCCGGTCGAGTCTCCGACGCAAACCACGGACGCCCGGCCAGCCTGGCCTGTAGATTCCGAATCGACGCCAGGAGGCCGTCGTTCATGATGGACATGACCGCGTTCTGCGTGTCCGGGTGCAATGTCGCCATCGCAGCCTGGGCACCGGGCAGGTCGTTATTCATCAGGGACGTAACCACCCCGCCAGCCATCAACTGGGCCTGGTCATAGGGCAGCCCCTTACTGCGGCCCATGATTAACTTGGCCACACGCCACGTGACCGTGCTGCGCTGAGAGTCAATCAGCACGCCAGCGCCGATCTGGTAGACCTCCATCATCTTGACCAGTCCGGACAGCGCCATTTGCCGCTTCTCCACCGGCAGCGCCGACATGATCTGGTCGAACTCAGGCTTGCCGGCGACGTTCGGTTGCCACTGGCCGTTAACCTGCTCGACCATCATGGTCTGCTTACGCTGCTGCCATTCGAGCATCTTGTTGACCGCTGTGCGCACCTGTGGGTCCTTCGCGGCACGCAGCGCGAGGTTGTCCGGGTCGAATACCCGCCGGCCATGTGCATCCGTCGTCAGGAACGGGCTCAACAGCGCCGAGGACACCCGGGCCATCTTGGGGTGCAGGTCCATCAGGGAGTTCTGTACCGAATCAGCCAGCGGTAGGCCCATACGACGGAACCGCTGTAGCGTCTGGTACATCGGCGTAAGCCGCTTGAACCACCAGCCGACATCGATCGGGTCCACCGGACCAACCTTTTGGTACGACGCCTGCGGCACGAATCCCATGAGGGTCTGCTGGGCCTTCGAGAAGGTCATGTGGATGCTCTCGGGAGCCTCCACACCGAACAGCTTCGCCAGGTCCTTGACCTCATTCGACGGGCGGACGATCACCGGCGGGGACTTGATGCCACCGAGACCGGTTTCCAGCGCTGTGACAATCTGTTCAGCCTGAGCCACCGCTGATGCTGGGTCAATACCAACCAGCATCTCGCGAGACCTCTCAATAAGCCGTGCCAGGTCACGGGAAATGTACTCCCAATCACCAATCCTACCACGAATCTGTGACCGGAACACGTCAGTCGACCGATTGAAATACGGATTCAACTCCTCATTCGTGAGCGCCTCGTGTAGTGCACCCACATGGTCCGTAATATCCCGGTAGAAACCCTTGGCAAACATCTGCACCTCTTCGGGCATGTGATTGAAGACGGTACTCGAGTTGACCTTCATGTTGTTACCGCCAGTCAGCAACCCCACACCAATCATCTGGCCAAGGACGTTGACAAACTCGTACGCACCGAGGGCTGTCTGCGCTTGTGAGCCATACGCCAGCGACCCAGCGAGGATCTTGTTAATCGACCCGTCCGGGTTGAACATCATTTCCTCCGGAATCGTCGCACGAGCGACAGTTTCCAGGATCAGGTACTTCTGCGCGGGCTTGTACCAATGCGCCGCGTCCTGTATTGCAGCCCAGGCTTGGGCGCGCTGACGCATCAGCCCGTCAAGCTCGCGACTAGCAATGTCGTGCATACCCACCCGTTCCTCGATGCCGTGGATCAGCTCGTGCACCAGCGTCGCCAGCATCTCATACGCAACAAGTCCGCGTGGGCTGTTACCTGCGGTATGGTTCATCGCCAGCATCAGGACCGACCTGGGTCCCTTGTCAGCATACTGCACCATCCCGAACGTACCCAGCGTCGACAACTCTTCGAACACACGGCCCATGGCCTTGGTCGCGTCACCGGCGGACTGGACATATGCATTGTCGTCCAGCTTAGAAACGACCACCTGGACATCCTTCATGCGCTGGAGAATGGTCAACCCCAGCTTCGAGAAGTGCGTAGCCACGTCCGGCGTGTACCCCAGCCGCATGTAGAACCCTTTGAACAGCCGGCCCACGTCGAACTTGGTGGTCCCAGTCGTCTCGGAGAAGTCAGGCCGTGGCCGCGGGTCATCTCCTTCACCACCACCCGACCGCGCCGTCGGCGGCTCGACCCCAGCCCACTTGGCCGTCGCCCGGACAATCTCCTCAGTCACCTGATCCGTCGTCTTCCCACTGACACGCAGGAAGTCACGTACCGCCATCCTGAGATTGCGGAACTCCCCACCCGGCAGCGGCTTGTGGTTCACCGCCTGCATGAAGGCACGTCCGGCCTCGCCGACCTGGCCTTGACCCTCATCCCCCTTAGCCACCGTGGGTCCAGCCTCCAGAAGTGCCTTAACCAACAACACCGCCTTGTCCTTCTTGTTAGCCTCGACGTTCGGGTACACATTCTTGCCCGGAGGCGCGAAGGCGTGACGAATCGCAGGCCAGAGGTCTTCCGGTTTGGCTGCGTCCAGCTTGGGCTGAATGACACCCAGCATCCGCTCGGCGTCAGACTCGGGAATCCCGTCGAAGTGTGTCTTGGCGTGTTTCTGGAGAAGCTGGTCTTCCGGCGTCGGGGCCTCGACCGTCTCGTCATCCGGATTCTCGGACACCTGGTCCTGCTCCAACTCCGGTCGATCAATCACCTCCCCTTCGTCGTCGAAGATGACTTCATACGTCGGCGAGTCAACGTCCCCACCCTCGACCACGTCGGACATCGCAATCTCCTTCTGGGACTTGGCACCGATGCGCGATGCCTTGTACACACTCCGCTTACCCGTAATCAGGTCGCGCAGGGTGTTCTCAGCCTCACCAGGGACCACAATCGTCTCGCGCTGGTCGGTGATTCCGTCCTTGTCCTTCTTACCAAACTCAGGATTCGGCACCCGCTTGCGACTGGGCAGGACCACCACCGTGTCCAACAAGCCCTTAACCGCCACGTTCGGGTTCTTGGCCAGCGCCTGGAGCATATACCCCGCCTCCTCAGCGAACGCTGGTGCCCGGAAGAACTTGCTCCCGGTGTCGTTCTGGTCCAGCTCGATGAACCGGCGCAGGATCGCCTCGCGGATTGTCAGATCCCCTTCCTTGGTCTTCGTATCGTCCAGGTACTTCTTCTGGCCGGACGGCCTGTCCAGCAGCTTGCCCAGGTCCGACCCCTCCGGTTCCGTCAGCGCACCAAACAGCGGCGCCAACTTCTCACGCAACGCGAAATCCTTCACCGCCGTTGGCGTGGACTCGATCGACAGGCGCGTGTTCACCGCAGCACGCTCGGACTTGGCCACCTCCGCGTGCATGAGCAACTGGTTAACAACCTTCTGAGTCGTCACCCGCCAAGCGTCGCCATCATGGTTCGTCAGGGACCGGATGGTCTCTTCGTCCAGACTCTTCTTGATCCACTTGGCGTCCGGACGCTCGAGGAACCCGTCCCGGATGTACTGCTGAATCGCAGCCCCGGACGTCAACGTCCCTTCATGCTCGGACTCGAAGAACGGGTCACGTTCGGCGTTGGCGGTGTCAATCTGCCGTACCGCACGCTCGAACAGGTCATTCGCCAGCGCTGTGAGCTGGACGAACTCCTCCGGGGACACGTCTCCACCCTGCGACATCGCACGAACCGCCGCTTTCTCCGCCAACGAAGCGTTGGGATTGAACCCACGCGAAGCCATGTACTTATTAACCAGCTCGTTCGTCATGGCAGTACGAACTTCGGGCCGGGTTTCACGCGAAATATCGCGCAAGTTACTGGACATAAGCTCAACAGCCCAGTCGTTCGGGATACTCGGACGACCTGACGCGCGCACCGCAGCGTCGATTGGGTCCTGGCCGGGCTCGACCACAAGACCACGGGCTTGCAAGTTCTCGTTAGCCCATTCCATCAACACGTCCGTAGCCCGGACGTTGTAGGGCTTGTTACGCTCAACGAAGGTACGGACGCCGGTTGGCACCGCCTGCAAGACACCACCCGCCCCCATGGCCGCTACGTTCTCCACCGTGAACGGATTCCGGGACTCATCCAGCAATGGGACGCCCTGCGCCGTAAGGACAGCCTGCCGGGTCAGCTCGTTCGCAGCCACACCACCCGCTGCTTCACCAGCAATAGCGGCGGCATTGGTCCGCAACCTCGCACCCGGAGCCTCCAACGTAGCGAGATCCTTCGCTGTTGCAGTCTCCAACTTATTCAGCACCGGATTTGCAGCACGGGTGGCCAGACGTCCAGCACGCTCGACGAGCTGGTCCGCCGCTGGCATGGCCGCACCATACACCGCGCCCACCAACGGGTTATCCGTCTCTGTATACCCACGCACCGCCGCGTCCAGCATCGACGCATACCGCCCCACCTTAGCCGCCTTGGACAGTGCGCCCGCGCCACCCGTCGCTACCATGAACGGCACGCCCTCGATCAAATCACGTGGCAACTCCCGACCAATCTCCTGAAACACGGGCGTGATCCGCCCATCGGTACCCAGCACCCGATCCGCGCCGGTACCAACCATCTCACCAATCCAGCCCGTCACATCGCTCACCGGCGTCAGGGCGCGATCCACCGCAGCCGACCCGCTCTTGACAAAGTTCGGATTGTACGCCTGGGTCCGCTTCTGAACACCCTCTCGGGCGTCCATCTCGCGGGCGAAGGTGCCCAGGTCTACCGGGTCACCGTTCGGATTTGCCGTGATCCAGTTCCGGTACTCATTCTCGATGTCAACGTACCGGAGTGGGCTAACCTGCTGTTGCAAAGGGTTCATGTTCAGCGATTCTGCGCCTCACGAGCATCGAGGCTAGGGGAGCTTTGGGCCGGTGTCAAGTCTCCATTGTACCAATTCATAAGTTTTTGATAAGCGGGGTTCGCTACGTGGTGGTAGAGTGCACCGGGCCCCGTGTAACGCATGATCGGGCCGTTGACGTCGAGTGCGCTGGAGATGAACCCAGGACCGTCTGCGGGCATCGAAGCCTCCTGCGGGGTCACCTGCGGCGGCGCCACCGGCGGCTCACCATCCACCGCCCCACCCAGCATCCGTGTCATCCATTCCAGACGCTGACGCAGTTCCTGGTTCTCCAGCTCCTTGGTCTCCAGCGCCTTCTGGATGGACTCTGTCGTGGCCGTGCTGACGCCAGCCTGGGCGTTGGTCGCTGCTACACTCGAGGCTGCTTGCGCACGGTTGAGGTCATGCATGTCGTCCGCCCGCCCCTCGGCACCTTGGACCGAATCAATCATAACCTGCTCCCGCGCCATCTGCAACGGGTGTGCAGCGTCAGCCCGACCTTCCGCGCCGACACGGGCGTCAATCGTCGACTGCCGGTCAGCCAGCTCCAGCGGCAACAGCTGCCGGTCACGGTCCAACTGGAACATCGTCGACAACTGGCGCAGGATTTGGTCCTCTTCACGGACCTTCAACTCCCGGTCAAACTGCTGACCTTGCTGTTCGAGCTGCCGACCAAACCGACTCTCCACCCCGGCAAGTTCCTCCCTGCGGGCCTCCCGGTCATGGTCCCGCTCCGACGCTCGAGACGCGATCTCAATCTTCTGCTTCTCGTGATCGGCCGCCTGCGCCCGCGCCTGACCCAGCTGCTGCCGGTCATTCAACGGACCCTTGACCATCTTCCCGAAGAAACCAGGCGCCTTGTCATCACGCCCCGTCAACTCATTGACCTCCGGTGTGTAGTCCTGCGACATGGCATTATCCACCGCATTACCAACCACACCACCCACGGCGCTCGACACAACCTGTGCCAGCACCTTGTCCCAGATCGACTCTTCCTTACGCGGGGCTGGGATATACCCACCCAGGTTAATGCTCGGCAAATACCCGAGCTGTGCTTGAGGCAAAGACATTGTTATACGAAGAATTGCTGTTGCTGAGGAGTCATCATCATTGGCTGATTCTGACCCATCATTGCGAGTTGCTGTTGTTGTGCGAGATTGCCTTGGTTGGGGTCGAGGACCAGGTCGCCGAAGGCCCAAGCGCCGGGTTCGGCGGATTCGACCTTGCCGTAGTTCTTGAGCTTATCCCAGTCTTCCCGGAGACGCTCGTTGCGGTAGGAGCCGTCGACGAACTCGGGGTCAAGGAAAGTCTTGACCGCATCGAGGTCGCCTTTGAGCATACCCTTCCATACGCCGGAGTGGTCGAGGGCCATGTTACATCCCCAGGTATTGCATTTGCAGTGGCGTCAGTTGCATACCTTGCATTTGCATGGGTTGTTGAGGTTGCAACTGCCAGCCGCCTGCCATCGGTTGGGAGGATTTGGTACTGGGCTGCATTGCCGCACCAGCAGCGGTCGCGCCAGCACCACCAGCGGCAGCTTTGCCAGCTCCGGCACCGAGAGCTTTGATACCTGCCATGGTGCCACCTGTAGCACCAGCCGCGCCACCACCAGCAGCGGCGCCAGCGGCACCGGACGCAGCAGTCGCGCCTGTGGCAGCAGCTCCGGCACCGGCGGCGCCCGCACCGGCACCAGCTCCCGCGCCAGCACCACCCATCGCACCCGCAAGGGGTCCGATACCGGCGGCGCCAACGCCGGTCAGCGCGAGCAATGCCGCGCCGAGACCAAGACCAATTTTCTCACCTGTTGAAAGTCCCATATATCCTCCTTAAACTTGAAACAGTAGATTGTATTTGTTCAGCAATGCCAGGATTCCCAGATCCGTCGTTTGCACTCTTTTATAGCCGCACCATCCCGCACAACGTCCCACCCAGTCGGACCCATGGTGAAACACGTAGTGGCAGGCCGTGGCGAATAGTCGCTTGCGAAGTCGAACTCCAGTTGCACGGCGGCACTCCTCATAGAGCACGGCTCGAGCAAATGGGAAGAACAGTGTGGCGAACAGGTGCCAACGAAGTACAGCCCTTGCGAGCCAGGGGCCATATACGGAGTACCCGACAAGGGAGCGGCCGTACTTTGTGGGGTTGGAGATTTTGTACCGCGCTCCCCGACGGATGGCTGCCGGGTGCATAAGACCGAGGTGGACATAAGCTGTGCAGACATAGCAGCCACCGGAGGAGGACGACTTCCCTTCGGGCACCTGGCCGGTAGCGACCTGGTTACCCGACGCGGTGGACGTGCCGGATTGTTGTTGGTTGTTGACAAGATCCGTGAGGTTGAAGGACTGACCCGTCTGGGTGCCCTGCATGGTGGTGGTACCGGTCGTTTGTGTCGTGCCGGTGGTGCTGGAGGTGCCAGACTGCGTCTGGGTGTTGTACGGGATGGCAGCGGTGGACGCCGTCTGGATACCCGTAGGGCCAGCGAGCTGTTGAGAGGCTTGTAGCCGCTGGTCCATGTTATTCCGGGCCACGTTGGCGACGGCAGACCCAGCGACACGACCTTGTGCAGCGTTGCCCACGCCTTGCATACCGGGCCCGGACAGCGCCTGGTTGGTCGCGGCAGCCACCTGGTCCTGGAAACCCTTGCCACCGGTGGTGACTAGGTCCGACAGGAAGCCGCTGCGCTCGGCGTCCGTCGCGGCGATCATGCCGCCCTGGTCCTGCAAGAGCTTGCCGAACCCGAGATCGTCCTGCATCTTGGACGTCCCGGACGTGCTGGTGGTTTGGTTGGTTGTGGCGGTCTGGTCCGTCGTACCAACCTGGTTCATCTGCTGAGACGTCTGGCCCACCTGGGTCCCAGTCTGCTGCTGGGTGCCCTGGGATTGGAACTGGCCGGACTGGTTGGAGGTTTGCACCTGATTGGTGTTACCACCCTCCCGTGCACGCTCAGCGCCAGCTTGGGCCGCTGCGTTGGCCTGAATCTCAGCCGATGACGCGTTGGGGTTCAGCCCCAGGTACGCCATGGCGTCCGGATTCCGGTCGTTCGTCTGGGCCAAGTGGTCAGACAGCCACTGGTTGAAATTGCGGCCGTCGGGATTCTGAGCCCAAGTGGCGCGGTATTGCTCAATCGTTTGCGGATTGTATGGTGTTGTTGCTGCCGATGCCATGTTAGATCTTCTTCTCGAAGGTTAAATACCCCTTTTGGAACCCGTACTTCTGGGACATAAGGCAGCGAATAGCCGCGCCTGAGTCCCGCTTGGTTGTGATTGCATACTTAGCAACGCCGTTTTCTTTGGCCCAGGTCAGGAAAGCCTGTTCCAGCGCGAGCGTTGCCTTAAAAAAACCTGGACTGTGGACGAACCACCGGACGACGAATTGTCTCTCGTCCTGGAACGGTGGCGTACAGTCCTGTGCGGCAGCAAACGCTACCGGCTCGCCGTCTTCCATGACCAGTCCGACCCATGAGTTCTTCATGTCCACAACCATCCAGAAGAGTGTCTTCCGGATGTACTCGAGGTCGATCGGGTCTCCCGAGCGTTGGGCCAGCTCGGACAGACGGGTCGAAACGAACTCCCACGAGCGTATGATCTCGACGACACGAGTGAGACGTATGACTTTCATCATAGTGAGAGGGCGACGTAGAACTCGGTAGAGTCAACGGTGACAAGAAGGCGATTGCTAGGAGAGCTGGTAAAACCAAATGAGATTTCGTTCGCATCGGTCGGGAGGATGACAGTGCGGGCGGTGGCGGAGTTACGGCGGATCTTGGTGGCGTAGAGGTCACCGGGGACAAAGAAGTCGCCGGAGGTGCGGAGACCACCAGCGCCGTCTGAGGTCATGTGTATGTAATGTGTAGACCCGAAGTGGACGCGACCTGTGTCAAGCAGGCGGACTCCGGTGCTACCTGTATAGTTGCCCACTTGGATATAACTAGCGTAGGGGCTGGCATACAATGTAATGGGAAATATCCCACTCATGACGATTGAATGAGACGCTCCGTCGCTACCGATCGTGATGGTTCCGGCCCAAATGGTGCCACCGCCGAGGGTGAAACCGTCGGAGTTAATCCGCACGCGATTGGCGGTGGTGCCATGTACGTCAATCGTGGACGACGCCGAGATGTTGACGGCCTGCAAGTTACCCGCCGTGACCGTCCCTAAGTTCGCGCTGATCGCCGACAGCTCCGTAACCGACAGCTTGGTCGCATCGATGGACCCGGCGGCGATACGCGCCGCGCTCAACGTGCCGGTGGTGATGTTACTCGCGTTAAGATTCGTCACCGACACCAGCGACGCATTAATCGTCCCCGCGGTGATGGTACCCAGGTTGGCATTGATCGCGGCGAGGTCTGTAACTGAGATCTTCCCAGCCGTCACCGCCCCCGCGGCTAGATGCGCCGTCCCAATCTCACCGGCTAGGATCTTACTCGCCGTGATCGCGTTCGCCGCGATCTCGTTCGCCGTGATAGTGAGCGCAGCGATCTTACCCGCTGTAACAGCACCCGCAGCGAGCTTGTCAGTTTCGATAGCACCTGCAGCAATATGACCAGTTTGGATAGCACCTGCAACGACCTTAGGAGAAGTGATAGCATTGTTGGCGATTTTGGTTTCTGTGATCGCGTTAGCGGCGATCTTCGCCTCCTCGACAGCGGCGTTGGCGATTTTCAGCGTGGTGATAGCCCCGTCAAGGATGTGTTGTACACGGACAGCGTTGTCCGCGATATGGTTCTGCAGAACTGACCCGTCCGCGAGGACTACATCCCCAGTTGACGGGAAGTTCGGTGTGCCACCGAAGGAACCGTTGCGGGTGTACGACAACTTAGTATAAACACCCGCCGTAAGGGTGGCAAAGTTAGCACCAATGCGGTTCAGCGCACGGTTTGTCTCCCCTCGGAGGTCTTCGAGGGTGGTGACCGGGCCGATTTGGACGTTACCAAGTGGGAAACTCATCGTTCAATGTCCTCCGCGAGGCCGAAGACGTACTCCTCCCACATGTTTAGGACCGCACCAGCGACGAGGCCGGCGTCTGCTGTGAACTTGAAGCGATAGGCGACATGTCGGTACCAGGCCGGCTGGAAAGTGAGCCGTCCTTCGGCGGTTTCGGGGGTCCACAACTCGGACAGCTCGGCGAAATTGACGGTACCAACCCCGATATTCTGCAAAGTCGCGACGGAGACCTGCACCCCGCTGGAGGTGACCCAGCCAGCGTCGAGATGGACGGAGTTAATCTGCTTTTCCTTGAACGCGAAGCCGTGGCTGATGAGTCCGGTCTCGGCGGTGGGCTCCACGAAGCCGACGGTGGCGTCAACTTGCACCGTGTCCGACAGCGTCGGGGTGGTGGCCTCCTGGTAAATGGTCCCTTGGCCGCCGTACAGCATCGTGGGGTCGGCTGCGTTGGACGAATACTTCGGGCACCCACAGAAGATGTCATCAGCGCCGGTGTTCAGCGCCGACGGGAAGTTACGGAAGAACCACTCACCCGATTCCTCGCGGAAGACCATCTGCCGGGCTTGGTAGACCCCGCTGGCGAGCTTCTTGAAGTAGGTCCAGATGACCTCTTGATGCTGCGGGTCATACATTCCCCACGTCCGATTGAACTTGGCATCGGTAGGATCGTTCAGGTCCTGGAAGAATGGGATACGCACCTTCCAGCCGATCGGTTCTGGGTCGGTGCCGCGGATGCGGTAGACGTTATCCCGCCCGATGAAGTAGATACCATTCGGGGATCGTACTGTGCCGTGGGAGAAAATGGACCCGATGTTCTGGTTCAACGGGTCGATCTTGAACACCTCCGGGTAGCCGATGTAGTACATCGTATAGATCGCGCTGGGCAGGAAGAGGTACACCTGATTCCGCCAGGGTTCCAGCCCGGTGACACCCAGATTGGAGAACATCGGGTCATGCTGCTCGTCGAGCTGGTAGTCATCAGCCTCGTTGATGTCGGTACCCACGAACTGATCCGGGTTGTTGCGGTGGGACCAGCCCAGGCGGTACGGCGTGTTCTGCTCGTCGTAGGGGTCCCGGAGACCATTCACGGCGTCATACTCCGCCGCACTATAATGCGCGACGATAAGGTGGTTCGCAAGGGTGGTGCAGTACCGCCCAAACACGCGCTTGTACCCCACAGTCGTGGCGATGTTGTCACGGACGCGGAGAATTGTCCGATTGACCCCGGCGATGTAGTTGTCCCGGTTGTACGGGGACACCTTGTACGGTCCAATCGGTTGCGCTGGAGCGGACATCAGCCCCGGCAGCGTTGCCTTACGCTCCCAGCGCCAGAGGTCATCGGTGGTAAAGTTGTCATACGACTCCGCGTCCCCGGCAGCTTGGAAGGAAACCTTCAGTCCGTTGCTACCGATGGCGACCTCCGGGCCGATCGTCAGGTCGGACGACCACGACCCAGCGTTCCGACGCCATTGGAAAGTCGTCGCGCTGGTGATCTTAACCTCGATGGTATCTCCGTCGGCGGCGAAGTCGGTCACGTTGATGCCGTACAGCAGGCACTCTCCCGTGACACCCGTCGTTTCAGGCACCGCTACCTGGTGCACCTGCGGAATCTCGACCTGAACAGCCGTGTTCGTCGGGTCCACGAACCGAAGATTCGTCCCATTGCCGATGAGGTATCGAAGATCCCCACCGATATTCCTCACCAGCGCCATCAACTTCACCGTCGACGCGGTCTCGCCGTCGATTGCTGTTAGGTCAAACCCAGCCGCAAGGCCCTTGGGCTGAACAAGACGACCACCAATCGGCCGCAGGTTCAACAAATGCCACCAAGCGCCGGACGCGACAGCGTGACGGGCGACGGACTGGTCCACGCCGCCCTGCACCAAATGCGGAAACTCTTGGTAGGTTGAAGCCATGTTAGTCTAGATTAGTCCACTCACCTTGGGCACCGAGCTGGCCGTCCATGAAGGTTACAGTATTCCACAACCGGCCCACAGCCGCGTCGGAGATTGCCACGCGCTGGTCTTCTTTGACATAAAAATTCAACATCTGCACCGACGCCAGCAGCAGCCAGTCGGAGAAGTACTCCAAGAACAGATCATCGGAGGACACCTCATCACCAGTGAGGTCAGACAACCACTCAATCCCGCGGACCATGTACCACGCAGGCGTCGTGGACGGGTACACATAAAACTTCCTACCCTCCACATACGCGCGCACAGTCGCCGCGACCGGGTACTCCGCCCCGGATGCCGCATACGCATCCACCTCCCGAGCGAAGTCGTCGACATTATCAAACGGCACCCGAGCGGTCGGTTTGTAAATCCCACCATCGTTCGTATACACGAAACACCGGTGCAGCAACTTCATCCGGACCTGCGTAGCCCCGCCTGGGCTGGTCACACAAGCCGACATGTAGTCCGCACCTGCCGCCGACGTTTGGATAAACGCCGTCTTCTTCAACATCTGAAAATTATACGACCTCTGCGCTTGGCGCCGAGCGTCGTTAATCGCAGCGAGCACCATGTCCAAACCATCCTGCGTCAGCGCAGTCTGGCTCCGGCCCGCAAAACCAACAATACGCTTCTTTAGATCAACGAGGTCCATCAATAAAAAGGCCCGGTCAGCATCAACGTGTGATACCGACCGGGCCTGGAGAGCTAACTTTTGGTCAGCTTATTGCGACTTGTTCTCGCCACCGAAGGGGCCGCTGCCGCCGTGACCGGAGGTGCGGTACTCCTTGAGGGAGTTCTTGCCGTGGAGGGAGTTCTTGGCTTCACCCTTCAGCTGTTGGGTGTCACGGACATTCTTGCCCGCCGACGTGCTGATGGAGAAGTTACGAAGGTTCGTAGAACGACTGAGTTTGCTCATGTTGGTATTAGGCCGCGGCGGGGATGCCTTCGACCATGACGTAGAGGGTACCTGTGATGTTCGCGGGCGTGGCCCGGTTGGCGTCGGTGGCCTGGGTGAGGTCCACCGGGTAGATGTAGTTGCTGTCGGACCCCAGGGCAGAGACACCCACGCCGACGTACCGCGGGTTGCCACTGAGGATGGCACCCAAGGACTGGACGTTGGTGATCTGTTTGAGGCCCAGGGCAGAGGCCGGAATGTCTCCAGCCGTGCCACCCTGCGCCGACAACGTGATTGCTAGGATTTGGCGAAGGCCGTGGGACTTACCAGTTCGGGAGCCGAACTCGTAAGCCTGAATCACGGACACGTTCGCCGAGCTGATGGCGGCCATGGTGTGGGATTACTTCCAGTCTTGGACGTTGGTGAGGTACATCGCCGTCTGCGGCATGAGCATCTCCAGACCGGCTTCCGTGAGGTACTCGTCCTCGCGGTAGTCAGCATTGTTGGGCTGACGCTCGGTCAGGAGCTCGGTGTCGCGGCCGTTGACGTACCGGTACTTGAGGTTGTGGACCTCGAGGAACAGCGCGTTATTGCGGAGCGTCGAGTTCATGTTGAACAGCGGGTGGCTCTTGTAGTAGATCTTCCCGAACGGCGTGGTGTGGGAGACCACGTTCATGCCGTACGTGTCCGTCATCGGCAGGTCTGCATTGAGAACAGCCTTGGACTGGTAGAGCTGGTTGATGACGTTCAGGAACCCCGAACCGCAGAGGACGAACTTTTCGTTCGACTTGTTGTTGGTGTAGCGGAAGTGACGCTCGAGGTACGTGTTGTACAGCTTGTCGGTGATGTAACCGTCCGTTAGGCTGATGATACGCTTGTCGTCGTCGGTGTTGGCGGTGATGGCCGCCGCGCCGGAGCCACCGCGGTAGATAGAGTCAGCCGCTTCCCACTGACGCAGGAACCAGATGATGCCGCCGGTGTAGCGGATGGGCGTCGTACCCGAGGTGACCTGATTGCGGACACCGAAGAGGTACGCGAACTCCATCTCGCGCATGTGGTTGATCGAGGCGTCCTTCGCCTGGTCGCCGTAGGCACCCGTCTCGTCGTACTTGATCGAGGTCTTCAGCTGGGTGCCGGTGATTTGCCAGGCCGTGCGGAAGATCTGCGTGTAGTTGTACGGGTTGATCGGGGTGTTGTACGGGTTGTACGAGGAACCCACGGCGCCTTCGTGGAAGGCGTTGCCGATGACGAGGACTTCCTGGCCGATGCCAGCGGCGGAGTTGTAGGTCGACGCGGCAGTCTGGGACTCGACAGCGCGGACGGCGAGACGGGTGTTGTCCGTGTCGACGTATTCCACGCGGCCGAAGGCTTCCGTGGCGGTGCCGGACACGATCGTGGCAAACTTGATCATGTGACCGACGCGGAAGACCGACGTCGACGCCACCTTGAGACCGTAGAGCGTGCCCGAGGTCCAGGTGAAGTTGCCGGAAGCAGCCGTCCAGGTCGTCGTGTAGTCCGCCGAGACGGTGGTGTACACCGCGACGTTGGAACCGATCGACGCTGTCGTCGTGCGTTGTTCGAGGAGGTACTTCTCGTACCAGCGGTACTCCGGGTCGTTGGTCACTTCTTCTTTCAGAAGGGACATCAGACCGATCAGCGGAGCAGCGCCGTTCGGGTAGAAGTAGAAAACCGAGCGCCGGATGTTCTTGAAGCGCTCGTTAGCGAAGGACTCCGTGGTGAGGAGGCCGAGGATCGTAGCCATGGTAGTAGGTGTTGGGTGTTAGTCAGCTTTGAGGATCGGATTGGACTATCGTCCGAAAATCCGCTGAGCTGTGTTCACAGACGGCGCCGCTCCGCCTTGACCACTGCGCCCTCCCATTGACATGGGGGTCATTGCTCGTGAACCCGCTGGCTGACTTCCTGGAGCGGGATTCTGGGTTGACACTGCTGGCCCACCTGCCAACTGCGGCAGTAACTTGTAGGCCGTGTTTGCGACGTACTCCATCGCCGCTTCCGGCGAGGGAAAGGTTTGACCGCGGGCGCGAGCTGCGTCCACGATTTCACGCAGCATGGGCTCGTATTCTCTGAGCCGCGGATGCTGGGTGTAGAAGGTCGTCTTGATCGCTTCCTCACGGGTGGTTTGGAAGTGCTGCTGGATCGGTTTGATTTGGGTCTCGAACTGGCCGAGACGCTCTTGGATCATCTGGTTCGCCAGGTGCCGGGCGATGGTCACAGCTTGACGGGCGACGCCTTGCAGGGCGGTGTTCAGCGCTTGGACCTGCGCCGGGCTGGTGGGTGCCACGCCGAACATGGCTTCGTAGGTGCTGGCGTCAGCTTCGTAGACGTTGAAGGTCTTTCGGAAGGTAGCGTCATCCATCGGCGCCTGCTGCTGACCCTGCTGAGGTTGCAGCGCCTGACGCATGGCCTGCGCGAGCTGCTCCGGTGACATTTGAATCGTCGGAGCGACGGGCGGCTGGGTCTGGGCCTGCTGTTGTGCCGGTTCCTGAGGAGTCTGCGTCTGGGTCGGCTGGACCTGACCGCCGGGCTGGACTGGAGCGGCTGGTGCCGGCTCGGTCGTCGGCTGCGAGTCAGGTGTCGACGACGAACGGCCCGCGAAGCTGGGCGCGAACGGATTCGTTGACGGCGTCGAAGGTGTCGACGTAGGCGTGGAGGACGGAGCGGAGGACGGAGCTGACGTGCTCGGGCCACCTGCGCCTGTACCTTCAGAGGCTCCGGTCAACGGGGTCCTCAGGATAGTCTGGACTTTCATCGGTTGTATTGCTTTCGGTTAATCTAATCTGATGTTCTAGGTCTTCTATCCGGCTGTTTAGGAGTTTCTCTAAAAAGCCATAAGCTCGTGCTTCGCCAATCGCTTGCTCGCGGTTACGTACCTGCCCCTCGTTCTCTGGGACAAGATTAAGAATCCCCGCCTCCGTTGTCGCCTTGATCTGGCGGAGTTCCCTGAGCATTTCCTGGGTTACCTCCAAGTCCCGCCATGAGCATAAGGTCCTGAGCGCGCTGCGGGGAGAGATTGTACTGTTCATGATTGTCGATGTCGGAGAGTTCGAGGAGTTTTTCGAAGATAAGTTTGGGATCCTTGCCGAGAACGAAGACAGCCTGCGGGGCTTTCATCAGGGTCATCAGGATCTCCTTGAGAACCATCGCGGTCGCTCCACGCTGGGACGGGAGGGTGCCATCGAAGACCTTGAAGTCAACCGAGCCGGTGAGGTCAGCCTTGGTGACCTGCTTGAACTGCTGGATGCCCATCGGGTTGGTCATGACGATGGACTGGCCCAAGACCTTGACCATGGTCGGGACGTCAAGTCCCTGACGGTGGTTCGACAGCATCCGGCGACCCAGCGGGGCTAGACATGACTCCCAAATCCCGTGGGCAGTGAGCAACAGGCGCGATGCAGCGTTCGCTGACACTTGTCGTGCCTCTTGTGCGCTGCGTCGGCCTGTTGCAAACTGACCCAAAATGTTCTCGGTGATGCCGGTGGACTCCCGGGCGTACTGCGTCAGGAAGTTGACGTCCGCTAGATGCCCAGCTGTGACGTCTTGGATATCGAGCTGCTTGACAAACCGCTCAACACCGGTACCCTGGTACTCCTTCCGTAGTCGTATAACCGGGCTGCGATTCTTAAGGTCCTCCATCTCGATTGCCGCGGGGTCGACCAGAAGGGTGTTGGAAATAACTTTGCGGACAGAAGACACGCGCGCGTTAATGAACCAGGAGACGTGATCCTGCAAAGGTCCGAGAAGCTCGGCGAGTCCGAAGTTGAGGAAACGGTGTTGGTCGGGCAAGAAGACACCGACGGCGTAGGAAAACTCTTCATGGGCGTAACCACAAGGTTCGATACGAACAATTCGGTTGTCGTTAGCGATCCAGATGACGTACTTCATCTCGCGGGTCACGTCAGGGTCCAGCGCGACGCCGGGGGCGATCATGACCTTCGAGGGGTTCAGGCGGCACTGAATCTCGGAAATGAGGAAGTAACGGGGGTTGGAATCGGAGATGCTGGTGGGATCGTTCGGCTTGATCCAGACGAGGCGCCGGGCTGCACCATCGGCGTCCTGGTGGAATTGCCGGACGTGCTCGAGACCGGCAAGCATACCCTCCTCTTGCATGACCTCCAGCTCGCCGCGGGAGTACTCATCTTCGGAGGCACAGAACTCACCTTCCTGGAAACGGGTCAGCGGGATACGTGGGTCCGGGAAGAAGCGGTACGGTGACACGACGTTGACCTTATTCCCGACGTACTTGTCCGTCAGCGTCACCTGCTTCACCATCGGCGGAGCCATCTGCGGCTGGGTTGGATCGGGCTGGTATGCCGGATCAGGCACATCCTCGATGACGGGGACCTGCTCACGGACCCAAGATTCCTTGGTGACACCAAGCCCGAAGCGCCCGATGTCTGTCAAAAGCTGTACCACCTTCTCCGACCGGAAGCGGTTGTAGTCCAGGTCCCGCTGTAGGAGGGCCTGACCAATCTTGGCCGTAGGGACATCTTCCAATCCCATTGGCTCAAGTTCGAAGAAGTAGCGGCGCTGGTTGTAAACCGAGTAGCAAAAACTCACAAACGTCTGCACCTGCTGATACGTCAGCGGCACCACCATCTTCACCGGCTCTTTACGCTTCGCAGCCTTACGGTCCGCTTCGTCCGGTGTAATCTCCCCGCGGTAGACCTGATCCGCTCGATCCCACTGGTCATAATACTTCGACATCTCCCCACGGGAAATCTTGAGCCAGTCCTTGCACTGATTCAGGAGGTCGGACAGCTCCTGGTTATGCTCAGGCTCCGAGAGTAACTTGATAAGTTCTGGCGTCATGATGGTGTGTATCGCCGGCCGATGCTTACTCCCCGCGCTGGCGCTTGATGGCGGCGTAAGTTTGGATGATGTCGGCGGTCTTGGGGACTTTGATGGATGGGTTCTCGTATTGCATGGCTTCGGAGAAGAGGTGGTGTTCTTCGGTGGTCCAGGCGTTACGTACGGTGGTTTTTAGGGCGGCGACCTCGTAGGTGAGTCTGTCGATGCGTTGGTTGACGCTGGTGAGGGTGGAGTTGGTCCAGACCGCTGCGGAGACGAACATCCCGACGATGCCGATGACTCGGAAAAGCGGGATGTTGATCTTGTCGAGGGTAATGGCCATGTTAGGGGACGGACTCGCGCTGGACACGTGTGTCGATTAGGTCAGCTTCGAAGGTTTGCGGTCCCCACGGAGTGTTGGATTCGATACGGACGTTTTCGAGACGGACGTCTTTGTTTGGGATGAGTCCTTTGTAGGAGGTGCAGCCGGTAGTGGAGAGGAAGATGAGGAACAGTGCACCGAGGAAGGCGCACGGGATTAAGTAACGACGGATGATGATGGATTGGATTGACATGTCATGTCAACTTCAGGGCCTCGACCAGCTCGGCGGCTGGTGGAGTACCTGGGAAGTTGCCTTCTTGGAGGTGATGTCGGACAGCGGTTTGGCAGGTTTCAAATTCGAAGTCGCCCATGATGGTGGCGATGTCAGCGTCGGATTTAAAGACTTCCGAAATCAGCTTGCCCGCGGTGAGGATATAGCGGGCAGACTTGATGTAGTTGTCAGTCTTGGACCAGCCGGTGGAGGCCAGGCATTGCTGTAGGAGGATGGATGCCTTGCCGGAGATGTTGAGTTGTACTTCTTTCATGTGATGTGAGCCAGGCGCCAGTCACGAGCCCAGGGACGCATGGTGTTGGGAGAAGTGCCGAACCCGGAGGTGCCGCCAGAGACTGCCCAGACACGGTTCAGCAGGTAGTCGAAGTAGGCGGGATTGTTCCAGGCGGTGTTGAGGCCCATCATTTGCATGACGACCGCGATGCCGAAATTGGGGGCGTAGTTCTCGTTGCGGTAGGTGGCTGACCAAGCCGAGTCGTCCATGGACGGGGTGTTGTAGTGGCGGATACCCCATTCAGGTGTGCCGATCATGGCGGAGGTGTAGGTCTGGTTGCCGGCCTCGACCACCCGGCCAACGTCGGCGGCGGAGACGTACCAGTGCTGCTGGTCGTCCTGGAAGAGTTTGAACTGGTCCCAGTCAGCGCGGGCGAGCATACCGGCGTGGTTCAGGGCCACCGCGGCGAAGACGAGGTAGGGCTTCCAGCCGAGGTTGTGACCGCCGTCAGCGTGCCAGGACATGCCGTGTTGGATGCCGCCGTAGATGTCGATACCGTGCTGGATGACGTTGTGAAGGAGGGTCTGCTTTTCGCCGGAGGTGTAGTTGCAGTTCAGAGCCGCGAGGTACGCGCCGGTATTGTGTGCCGCTTGGCGACCGTAGCCGTATTCGCCGTCCAGTGGGCTGAGGTAGTGGGACTGCCAGTTGGACTGGATGCGCCGGGGCATCTGGTGGGACCGAGCTTCGAGGGTGGCTAGGTCGGGCAGGCTGGTCGGATGCGGGAGGTTTAGGAGGAAAGAGACGTCGATGTCGGAGACATTGGCGATGATGGTCTTGGACCCAGCGGGCTCGTGGACGGACGGCCGGAAGGAGCCCGCGGGTGGGGTGGAAGCGAGAACCGTCAGGAAACCCAGGCGCTTGATTTGGTACCAGTTGTCGTTGTTGCCGCCTTGGTAGGCGACCCATTCAGCCTTGGTCCACTTGGTCGGCCAGGATTGGGAGGAGACGACCGTGTTGCCGGGGGCGACTGCGTACGGCAGCTGGGCGGCGATGTTCTTCGTGTGGTCGTAGTTGTTGCCGCGGTTGACGTTGGAGTCGAGACCCTGGTAGCCAATGCGCGCCGGGACCATGTTGAGCATGGAGCCGTTGGTGTGCCAGTAGGCTGGGTCAGAGTAGGAGGCACCGGCGACGGCTTCGTAGGAAGGCGTGATGCTGACGATGTTGACCGGGAGGCCGTTGCGGTGGACCCACGGCTTGCCGTCGGCGAAGGTGCCAGCGACGACGGGCTCGGCGAAGGACCAGGTGAATACGTCCCAGGTGACCGAAGAGACGAGGCCCGGACCTGGGTCCGGATCGGGGTCGGGGATTACGATGACGGGCTGGTACAGACCAAGGCGCATCCGACGGGCTGTGTGCCGCGGACGGAGGTAGTTGTTGGATACGGCGGGAAGGATGACCGTCAGCGTGGCGCTGTTGGAGATGACGAAGCCTTCGGAATTGGAGACGCGGACGGAGTAGGAGCCAGCGTCACCGAGCTGTGGCGCGGTGATGGTGTAGGAGGAGCTGGTGGCTCCGGGGATGTCTACACCGTCCTTGCGCCATTGGTAACTCGGAGTCGGGTTGCCGGCTGCGACCACGCTGAAGGTGACGGTGCCGATACCGACGTTGACAGCTTGTGAGGCCGGGTGTGTGGAGATCGTCGGGGCGGTCAGGACTGGGTCGACGACCGTGCCGTATTGTAAGGCACCCAGGTCCCACGGAGTGCTACGGGCCGAGCCGGCGTAGTCGTGGGTGTATCCGTAGTCGGCGCCGATGTTCAGACCGGTGTCGATGGCGAGAGATGTGGGCTGGAGGGTGAGGTCCCAGGTGCCAGCATCGCCGGTGCGTGACGTGAACGACGGATTCGCGACGTAGCTGTGGGTGTCGTGACCGAGTGCCTGCCACTGAGCGAAGGTGCGGTATGAGCCATCGTGGGCCATACGCCATGTGGTCAGGTTGCTGTTGGTGTAATACAGGTTGTAGTCACACTCGAACGAAAGCGGGTAGGCGGCTGGTTTCTGGACCGCCGGAAGGTTGTTGATCGTGACGTCGCGGTAGATGACGTTGTTGAGAACCTTGACGACGTTGGCCTGACACGAGCCGCTGCAGTACACCGGGCGCGCACCGCACACGAACGTGTTATTGAGAATGTAAACGAACTGATCCTGGCCGGACTTGTTGGAACCTCCGATCGTGATGATGCCGTTGCCGTGTGGATCGTTCAGGAAGATGCAGTTGTCGATCTGCAGACTGGGCCCCTGCGAGATATAGATCGACGCCGTGCCGCCGCGGGAGTTGATCCATTCGGGGAAGTCGTTCCAGACCTTGGCTCGTGTGATACGAACGCGCGTCCACAAGGTGCCAACGTAGTCGTGTCGGAAGAACCAGCCGTCGCGATGAGGTTTGTCACCGGAGCCCTGCCAGAGGTCGGTTTGGATCCAGTCGTAGAGACGGCAGTTGGAGAACAAGACATCCCGGAACTCGCCGTTGGCGGACCGAGGAGCCACGTCGAAACCCCAGACAACGTGGTCGTGAATCGAGAGGTCCTCACAGAGGATGTTGGACACCAGCCCGCCGGTTGCAACCTTGAGCGAGACCGGATTGCGCATACGCGCGAAGTCACACCCGCGGATGGTGACGTTCGAGGAGTTCTGAAGGGAGATACCGACGCCGGTGATGGCGTTGGTCCCGTTCATCGGCATGAGCGCACGCCAGGAACCGATTTCATGGAGCTGGCAGTCTTCGATATTGATGTGGGACGCGTCAGCGACGCGGATGCCAGTGCCGCCCTTTGGATTGGTGACGGATTTCCACATGTACAGACCGCCGGTGCCGGGGGTGGTGTATGTGACCAGCACAGCGTCTGAGAACTTGTCACCACGCCGGACGCGGAAGTGTGTCGGCGAAACGACGGAGTCAACCCAGTTGTTGGTGCCGTCTTTGGGGGTCATACCCCCGGGAGCGGTATTGCCCGGGTCCATCGTGAAGGCTACGACCTGGCCAGCAGTGAGCCCGTGAGGTTCTGCCGTGACGATCGTATTCGCCCCGACATCGACGGTGACGGGGTATTTGGTGGTCCAGATCGGATCGTCCTCGGTGTAACCGCCGATTTGGTACAGCTTGATGCCGTAGATGTCAACATAGCTCCGGCCGGTAAGGTTGATACCGGTGCCTTCGACGTAGTCGGTGGAGATGATCGCTAGACCAGAGCCCCAACCTTCGGCGGTGCGGTACAAGATCGGGTTGCCAGCTGTGCCGGACCAGTTGGCAATGATGTTGCCGACGTAGCGTACACCACCTTTGAACTCGACGATATCACCCGGTGATAGGGACGTCGCGGCGGCGTTGCCGGTGGCGTTGGTATCGCCGGGGCAATGCTTCCACGGGGTCGAGATGGTCAGACCTGTGTTGGTGTCTGACCCCAGCTCAAAGTCGATGTAGTACTGGGCCATTAGTAGATGCCGTAGAACGCGTTCATGTTGGCACGAACCGTGTTGGCGTCGGTGGGGCTCATGTCGGTGAACCAGATGACCCACTCCTGGAAGTCGTAGTCAGCGCAGAGCGAGCCGTCGCCGGTACGGAAGTTGGCGGAGGACGCATCACCAGAGCTCATCGTCTGGGTGTTCGAGTTGAGCCACTGGGTGTCGTCGCCGGTGCGAATGGTGGTACCGTGTAGGCACCAACTGCCGGTGGTGTAGTTGAGTCCAGCTGGCGCCGAGCCGCTGTTGATACGCATCGCCGGACCGGTGGATAGCTGTCGCAGCGCCCCGCGGGTGCCGGTGCCGAGGTTGACGAGCATGTCGCCGTTGACGTTGGCGTTCGTCTTGGCTACGGCGAAGTAGGTGATGGGCAGGGCCTGACTCGCCGAGACGAATAGGAAGTCATCCACGCCGTCGTGCTTCATCGCGACCATGCCGGATACGGCGCCGGTACGGGGTGTGCCGGAGAAGACGATTTGCGGCTGTTGGCTGGTGGTCGCTTGGGCGATGTCGCGGAGATTGCCGGACTGGTCGTAGATCTTCGTGACGTAGCCGTCGGTGCCGGAGCAGAAGGTCGTGATGGCGGCGACATCGACGAGGTTACCATCGAAGCCAATGTCCTGCTCGGCGTCGTCAGAGGCGCGGCGGACTCGGAAGGCCGAGCCGGAGTAGGACGAGCTGAGCTTGCGACCGAGGGAGTAGGCACCAGCAGCAGAGCCGACCTCGTCAAGGAGGAGGGTGCCGGAGGACTGGGTGCTGTTGTTGGTGACAGCGGTGTCGGTGAAGGATGCCAGCGCGTTACCGGCCAGGTCTTCGATGCCGGACCCTGGTTGTGTGTAGGAGATGGTAACCGTCTCGCCGAGCTGGATGACCCTGGAGAGGGTGAACGTCGCCACGTCGTCGATGAGGCTGGAGAAGGTTGGGGTGACGGCACCGCCGGAGGCTGTGACGGTGAGGCCGCCCGAGCCGCCCGAGCCGACCTGGCAGTCTTCGTCAAAGGTGATGGTCAGCTCGTCGCCGTCGGTGTTGATCACGGCCGAGGAGACCGAAGGCGCGGTGGTATCCTCCGAGCCGACTAGGGTCTCGATGAGGACGGCATACCGGCGGTCGGTGTAGACCGTCGCCGTCGCAGCGTTGGCCAGTGAGGTCCAGTTGAAGTCCGTTGCGTTCCGGACGTTGACCCACTCGGTGGTGGTAGACAGGACCACGATAGAACGGTACCCGCTCTCGGTGCTGTGGGCGAGACGGCTGTTGCCGTTCTCGAAGCCGATGACGACCCACCAGGTGGACACATTGGTCAGGTCCAGCGAAGCGGAGTGTTCGTGGTTGGCGTAGACGCCCGAGGACGACGGGTTGTAGGTCCGGGTGATCTTCAGCGCGCGGGTGCCGGGCTGGTCGTTGACGGCATCGTGGGCGAAGATGTCGAGAGTGTACTCGCGGGTGGAGGTGTCCGTGTTCAGCGCCCGGAAGATGACGGCCTGAAGCTCGTTGGCGTCGACATCGGTGATCTTGACTGCGATGAACGCAGCCTGGCCGACAGCACTGCCAGTGTCTGTCCACTCGGAGGCAGGCGTCCAGCCGAACTCTTGGGTGGTGCTGGACGGGATGTACGACGAGTTGTTGGTGACCTCCTCATCGGAGACCGCAACAAGGTCGTTGCCGGCGAGGTCCTCGATGGCGTTACCGGGCTGGGCGATGTCGATGGTGACCGTCTCCGTAAGCGCGACCTTGCGGGACAGGGTGTATACCAGCGTCGAGGTGCCCGAGCCGGAGAGGTACGTGGCGGTGACGGCTCCACCGTCCGCGTCGAGGGTGACGACCGCATTGCCACCCGCACCGAAGACTACCGGCTCGTCGAAGTTCAGGTGCAGAATGTCGCCGATAGCCGGGATCACTGCGGAGACGAGCGACGGCGCTGTCACATCAGCAGCATCATCGCCGGAGAGTAGGACCCACACGGCGTTGGAGGCGGTGGCGTCGACGCAGAACCATACTTCGTTCAGCCCAGCGACACGCCAGAACGAGCCCGCGCGGTAGCCCTGGCCGGTGTCATTGCCAGGGCCTGGACGAGTCGTCGCTGCGAAATTGTTTTGAGGCATACTGGCCTCGGGGTAGTGGGTCTCGACCGCCAGTTTGATCTGGGCTGGTGAGTACGACCGCGGGCTGGTCTCGGACCCAGCGACGACTTCGGCGTCAGAGGCTTGGGTCAGGTTTGTCTCCGGGAGATGTTCCACCAAGTCATCAAGATCAATCTCCTCCGCCGCGATCTTGGCGGTGATGGGTGCGGTGTCGATGCGCACCTCGCCGATGCCAGTAGCAACGCCGAACATGACGAACATGACGTACGATGTCGGCTGCGTGGTGACCAGCGCGGACTCGGTGGCGCTGACGAAATAGTTCAACCCAGCCACGATCGAGTCATTCTCGAAGCGACCTTGCTTGACAAGGACGAAGGTGTCCACCGTCGGTGCGGACTCGACGATACCCACTGGGCGGGTGGTATCCACCGCGTTGGCTTGTGCGCCGACCCAGGCGGTACCGTTGTGGTACACCGGCTGCATAGCCACGAAGCCGTGACCGACCTGGGTGATGGTCTCACGGAGTGATTGCCCGTCGGCTGCGCCGTCAGCGCCGGGAGGTCCTTCTGGACCCTGGGGACCTTCGGGACCCTCGGGACCAATGAGTTCATCCTTCGGGATCAGGTCTACCCAAGTGGATGAATCGCTCCGCTTGTATTGGATGTGGGTCGCCGTGACCTGGAACTCAGCGTGGGGACCCGCAGGACCTGGGTCGCCAGGAGCGCCGTCAGCACCGTCAGCACCAGCAGGGCCTTGTGGACCTTGCGGGCCTTGCAGCGGTCCAGCGTTGGTGAAGGTTGTCCCGTCACTGATCCACAGGTCGCCGTCGATGGAGTACGCATCCCCGGCAGTGGACGATCCAGGCAGGCTGGATTCGTCAGCGAGAGTCCCTTTGTACTTCAGACCCTCACCCTGTGGACCCGGGACTCCCCGGTTGATAATGATGATCTGCTGTTCGGGCTGTGCCATGTTAGATTTCGACGGCCTTGGCGTTGAGCGTCAGGGCGGGTGAGAGATTGGGGTGGGAGATCCACGTGTACAAATACGCCCCGGTGACCAGGACGGCGTCGGACACCGAATCCAGCGATGTGCCGGGCTGGTTCGACGGGAGCAGCTTCAACGTCCGGGCGACGTGGGCCAGGCGCACCATCGCGGCCTCGGCGGTCATGTCGAACGGGGAGACAGCGTAGTACAACGTCGGCGCGTTGAACGCGCTCGGGACGCCGGCGCCGTTGGTGAGCTGGGTGTGGATCTGGACCGTCGCACTGGACTCCTGGAGAGTCAGCTTGTTCGCATTGCCCGCGCTGACACCCGGCGAGCCGAGTTCAACAGCTGCGTAAATATCCGTAGTCGTGGCCATGGTCTATATCGGTTGCTGATGCTTACTAGAAGGTTAGTCGAGTGACCAGTCCAGCTCGGAGGTGATGTCCTCGCGTACGGACTGGGTGGTGAGAGGGAGGTCGTGTTGGGGGATGGACTCTGGGGCGTTGTCGTCGATGTTGTGCATAGAGTTGATGAAGAGACGGTAGGTCGCTTCCATCATGTGGTCATCTTCGTCAACGGGTTTGTTGGTCTTGGGGTCGTAGCAGTAACGGCGGATTTCCCAGAGCCAGCGGTAACAGGTCGGGGCGACCCGAACGCCCCGCGGGTCTTTGAGGACGGATTTGAACTTGAGGATTCCGAACTCTTTGGCTTTAGATGCTTTGACAACCGGGAGGCCGCAAAAGGCGAACCGGTGCGCCATGCAGGATAGGGTGATTGGGTCTTGGATCCAGGCGAGCGGGTCGCACTTGGGGACGATGTATTTACGTCCGCGTAGTTTGTGGAGTATGGCAGCGGCGAGGCCGTCGGCGTCGCAGTGCATCCAGATTTCGTCGTAGATGATGGGGACTTCGGAGGGTCCCACGGCGCAGAATACAACGGCGTGGGGGATTTTGGGATGGACGTCGATGGAGCAATAGATTGTATGGTCCGCCGGAGGGTTATCCCAAGACTTCCAACCTGGAGGGAGAGACTTAAGGATATGAGTGTCTTCTTTGAACTCTTTGTAGACGAGCCCGGCCAGTTCAAGTGGAAGGCCATTGAGGCGGCACTGGCGCTCGTCTTCGGTGAGTGAAGACTCGAAGTCGGAGATAGCTTCTTCAGTAAGGTACGGATTGTCACGGGTGTTGCCGACTACTGCGAAGATGTTGTCGCGGGGGACCAGGAGGCCGTTGTGCCCAGGCTGTGGGAAGAACATGTCGTTGATCCACAGTTCTTGCAGGGGTGTGAGGGTGAACCAGTCCTTGCCGTTGCGGTCCATGAGTCCGCGGGCGTTGGCTTTGTACATCCCCTCCGGGCAGGGCTCGTCTATGTGGAGGAAGTCGAGGTCGGATGACTCCTGAGATTGGGGGTTTTTCTTGTAGGCCTCGACCGTGTCGAACATGACGGACGAGCCTCGCTCGGTGGCTATGAACTCGATGGCGCCGGAGTGGTTACGTTTGGTGCGGGTGACGAAGCCGCGGGGTAGCATACGCCAGATCTTGCCGGTCTCTTCGGAGGTCCAGATTTCGTTGACCTTGTCCCAGTCGGTGGTTATGATCTTGCCCTTGACCGGGTGCTGCGGGATGCCGAGAGTGCGCTCAACGGACCCGCGGGGATACCAAGGACGCTCACCGATGAGCCAGGCTGAGTCTTCAGCACAGCCCATAGTTGACTTGCCGGAGCGGTTGCCGGCTCGGTACATCCGGTGCTTCTTGTCTCCGGCACGGTGGAAGGCGTCCTGGGCTGGGTGCGGGCGGTAGAAGAGGAGACCGTAGCGTTGGTAGGCTTGCTGGAGGTCTCGAGCGAGACGGAGCCGCCGGTCGATGTCCGCAGCAAGCGCGCTTTGTGACATCCCGGAGCTTGGTAGGACATGGTCGTAGAGGCTAGTTGACACCGGTTCCGGGGGTGATGGAGGCGCCGGCTGCACGCATTTGGGATTCGATGCGTTGGAGTTCAGCGAGCTTGGCCTCGACGGAATCCTCGATCTTGCCGCCGTCGTAGTTGGTGGACTCGATCTTGGTGGTCGGCTTCCCGAGGAAGCGGTCCAGGAGGGAGTTGGCGGCGGAGACACGAGTGGAGCCCTTCTCCTTGGTGTCGTCACGGACGGCGACGAGCGTTTGGATGGACGGGATGACCTCCTGGGAGAGGACGGTGTCGATAAAGTTGCTCCCAGACTCCTCGACAATACGCTTCATCTCGTCACGGATCGCGGGCTGGGCGAGAACCTCCCGAACCTGCGAATAGGAGTACCCCGAAGCCTCAGCGATTTCCTTCACGGTGCGGCCTGCGGCGCCCATGTAGGCCATCATTTGGTGTACGGGTTTGATGCGTTTCAGCTCACCGCGCGGGGCGGGTGGGTTGGAGTCGAGCGAGTCCGGGAGGTCGTACTGGTTCTCGAGCTGGTACCGATGGCGCTGTTCGGGCGGAGGTGCGACGGTAGACAGAGGCACCTTGACGCCGACGGCCTTATCCGGGTCGCTAGCGGGATGTGGTACGTTCATGGGTGTTCGGTTCGGTTGGTGTCAGTCCTGGGGTGGCGCGAGCGACTACCTCCAGAGCCGTCGCGGACAGACGTGGACGGTCGAGCGTCCGGGCTGAACGCGGGCTGCACTGGTGCCTCAAGGGCGCGGGGGCGCATTGGCTGGCTCTGGGGGATTCCACCGGGACGAGGTAATGGACTCCCCGAGCCGGATGCAAGAAAATCTCTCAGATTGTCGGTCGGAGAATCCCCCAGGAGCAGGTTCCCTCGGGCACTGGGGCGAGGAGGACCTGGGGACCTCAGTCATCCATGCGGGAGGCGACGATTTATGGGTGGTACGCGTGGACGGCATCGACGGTGGATCGTAACCCGGCGTCGGCTCGCCCGCCCACACGTGGCCCGATTTCAAATTTTGAACCGCAGAGTGTGTGGACCTAGTGAATAAAGCGCCGCCCGGGGGCAAGGGTACCCCTGCGTGGGCAGGGGATGGGCAGGTTGAGATTGAGAATCAGTTGCGTTTTGGACCTGGAAGCGGGCGTTTGAAACCTTGCCACGCGGGATAGCATAAGATGCAGAGAGCGATGGGCGGCATGTTGCTTGCTCGGGTCTCTCTGTGTTCTAACCAAAGTATAAACATGTCACAGAACAAGGTCACTCCGGACGCGGCGAAGGCCGCAGAGATCAACACGGCTGCGCAGAAGTTTGCGCTGGACGTCATTCGTGCGCAGGCTGCTAAGGGTATCGGGCGCGAGTTTCCGCAGAAGCGGACGGCGAATGTCGTCGCTCGGGTTGCGGTGGAGATGCTGGATAGCTTCCCGGCACCTGACGGCGCTGATGAAAGCTTCTGGCACCAGAAGGTGCTAGAGTGCGCGTTCGCCACGGGTCCGCTGATGCAGGGGAGCACGATGCAGAAGGCTGCGGTGAAGGCTGGCATCTACGCGGAAGGCGGCAGCGTCGCGAGCGAGTACGATACGGAGTAAGGGATAAACGGGCAGGCTGGGGCGCAATGCCTCGGCCTGCCCTTTGTCGGTGCTATGCATAAGAAACCAAGGATGTACGGCGCGTTCTGGCGCGTTGCTGGCGAACGTAAATGGCAACGTGAGGAACGGCTGGGTCAGGGAAGCAAGGCATTGATGGTTCGATGCTGTCAGGATTGGCTGCTCAACGCTGCTCTGGGGCTGGTGAAGGCCGGCGATAAAAGAGTAGAGCGGACGCTTAGACCGTTGTGAGTGCCGGGCAGGCTGGGACGACAGCGTCCTGGCCTGCCCCTTTTTTGTGGGCGTATGGGTACGCTTAGCCAGTCCGCCGTGGCCAGTGCGACGTGGCCGCAAGCGGTGGCACCTCCACGCCATGCCGGCGCGGCTCACCGCGCTGGGCGCCAGCCAAGCTGGTCATCATCACCAATCGATGCCCACCCCGCCGACGCATCCACGCCGATGCACATACGATCTGGAGATTGATGCGTGGGTGCGGAAGGGTGGGAGGGGAGGCTAGTCCTTTCTGCCATACTTCGCTCAAATCCTCGCCCGACGAACAGATGTGGGAGGGAGGGGGCGCTGGTTTAAAAAAACCGTGTATACCTATTAATTTTTTTTTTT